AGTGCTGTTGCCATTGGACCAAACGCTGGTTTTGATGGACAACAAGACAGTGCTGTTGCCATTGGTGTCATTGCTGGACAATACGGACAACAAACCGGTGCAGTTGCGATTGGTGATAATGCTGGTAATACTGGACAACAAACCAATGCTGTTGCAATTGGTGTCAGTGCTGGACAATACGGACAACAAACCAGTGCAGTTGCGATTGGTGATAGTGCTGGTTCGACTGGACAACAAAGTAGTGCTGTTGCCATTGGTGTCAGTGCTGGACAATACGGACAACAATCCAGTGCAGTTTCCATTGGCACAAGTGCTGGTTCGACTGGACAACAAAGTAGTGCTGTTGCCATTGGTGTCAGTGCTGGACAAGACGGACAACAGGGCAGCGCTGTTGCCATTGGTTTTCAAGCTGGTTCGACTGGACAGCAAGCCAGTGCTGTTGCCATTGGTGACAGTGCTGGACAAGACGGACAACAATCCAATGCAATTGCAATTGGTCAAGAGGCCGGAAAATACGGACAACAATCCAGTGCAGTTTCCATTGGCACAAGTGCTGGTTCGACTGGACAACAAAGTAGTGCTGTTGCCATTGGTGATAGTGCTGGACAATACGGACAACAGGGCAGCGCTGTTGCCATTGGTCCAAATGCTGGTTCAACTGGACAGCAAGGCAGCGCTGTTGCCATTGGTGTCAGTGCTGGACAATACGCACAACAAACCGGTGCAGTTTCCATTGGCACAAGTGCTGGTTTGACTGGACAACAGTCCGGTGCGGTTTCCATTGGTTCTCTGGCTGGCAATGATGGACAACAGGCATCTGCTGTTGCCATTGGTGATAATGCTGCGCAATATTCACAGAAGTCAACTGCTGTTGCCATTGGGGCTCAGGCTGGTAAAACCGGTCAAAACTCTTCTGCCATTGCGATTGGTTATCAATCTGGTTTTGACGGGCAACAATCAACTGCTGTTGCGATTGGTTCTCAAGCTGGTTATACTGGACAACAGGCATCTGCTGTTGCAATTGGTGAAAGTGCTGGTAATGACGGACAACAAGCTAGTGCTGTTGCCATTGGTATCAGTGCTGGACAATATGGACAACAATCATTTGCTGTTGCGATTGGTCCAAATGCTGGTTCCACCGGACAGCAAAATAGTACTGTGGCAATTGGCTTGGATGCTGGTTGCACGGGACAACAATCAAATGCTGTGGCGATTGGCACGGATGCTGGTTCAATCAATCAACAAGATGATGCTGTTGCAATTGGTATAAATGCAGGTTTCACGGGACAGCAAAATAGTGCTGTGGCAATTGGACCAAACGCTGGTTTTGATGGACAACAAAGCAATTCTGTGGCAATTGGCCAAAGCGCTGGTTCAATCAACCAACAGACAAATGCCGTTGCAATTGGCAACCAAGCTGGTTGCACAGGACAACAGACAAATGCCGTTGCAATTGGTTATTTGGCTGGTTCAACTGGACAACAATCCAATGCAGTTGCTATTGGTTTTAGTGCTGGTTATAACGGACAACAAGATGATGCCATTGCAATTGGTGGAAATGCTGGTTATACCGGACAAGAAGGAACTGCTATTGCCATTGGTCTAAATGCTGGACAAGACGGACAGCGGGCCGGTGCAGTTGCAATTGGTTTTCAGGCTGGTTCAACCGGACAACAAGGAAATGCTGTTGCCATCGGAACAGATGCTGGTTATGTTGGACAGCAGGGCCAGGCAGTTGCGATTGGCTTTCACGCTGGTTTTACCGGTCAACAATTCGCTGCAGTTGCCATTGGTCGAAATGCTGGTTGCACAGGACAGCAAAACAATTCTGTTGCCATCGGTGAACTGGCGGGTACGAGTGGACAACAAGCCAACGCTGTTGCGATTGGCACAAGTGTTGGTAGTGTGGGACAACAATCGTATGCTGTTGCCATCGGTTTTAGTGCTGGTTCATCCAATCAACAGCAGTATGCCATTGCAATTGGACCATCAACTGCACAATACGGACAACAAAACGCTGCCATTGCAATTGGCCAAGATGCGGGTTATACTGGTCAACAAGCAAGTGCAGTTGCCATCGGTCAAAATGCTGGTGTTTTTGGACAGCAAGCCAGTGCTGTTGCCATCGGTAATCTGGCAGGTAACACCGGTCAACAAGCAAGTGCAGTTGCCATCGGTCAAAATGCTGGTTCAACCAATCAACAATTATATGCTGTTGCGATTGGTCCAAATGCTGGTTCAGCCAGTCAACAATTATATGCTGTTGCGATTGGTCTAAATGCTGGTGCCACCGGACAAGAGACAAATGCCGTTGCAATTGGCCCAAATGCCGGTTATGACGGACAACAATCCAATGCTGTGGCAATTGGCCTTAACGCAGGTTCAACCGGACAACAATACAGTGCTGTTGCCATCGGTCAAAATGCTGGTTCGACCAATCAAATGGACTATTGTATTGCAATTGGCCAAAATGCTGGCAATACGGGACAACAAAGCGGTGCCATCGCGATTGGCCAAGATGCTGGTGGAACCGGACAAGGAGACGATACTGTTGCCATCGGTTCCGGTGCTGGTTCAATCGGACAACAGGACACCGCAGTTGCAATTGGAACAAACGCTGGTAATATGGCACAACAGAACAGTGCTGTGGCAATTGGACAATACAGTGGTTACACTGGACAACAAGTTGGTGCTGTTGCTATTGGCAGCGCTACTGGCTATGATGGACAGCAAGTTGGTGCTGTTGCCATTGGCGCATCTGCTGGTTCCACTGGACAAGGCGCAAATGCCATTGCCATCGGTGCCTTTGCTGGTTACACTGGTCAATTTGGTGGAAGCATCATCTTGAATGCATCTGGCCAAATACTCAATACTGCTGGAAACACTGGATTATACGTGAATCCTGTTAGATCTGCCACTGGTACAGGTGCAGTTCAATACAATACAAGCACATATGAACTTACATACGATTCATCAAAAACATTCGTAATTGACCATCCAGTTGATGCTGAGAACAAATACTTGGTGCATGCTTGTTTAGAAGGCCCAGAGTCCGGTGTTTATTACAGAGGAAAGAGCGAAATCGTGAATGGCAGCTCGGTTGAAGTGCAACTGCCTTCATATGTTGGGACATTGTGCACTGACCTTACTGTTCAAATCACACACATATACGATGGCGCAGTGAAAGCATTCAGTGCAAGTGAAGTGGACGCTGTGTCCAACTCATTCACTGTTTATGGTGAAAATGGCCGATTCAACTGGTTGGTGCATGGAAAGCGAGCCGACATAGTGGTTGAACCAAGCAAGGCTGATGTGAGTGTTCGTGGTGATGGCCCTTACAAGTATATTTTGTAATAAGTAATAAAAGATTCAAACCATTGATTTGATTTGATTAATTATCTAACGCATAATTAATTAAATATATACATACATATAGCATAATCCCAAATTATTGTTTACATCATGGCATTCACTCGCATTCACGACGACCCTTGCCGCATTGCCAAGGAGGTGCAGGAATCAACCGACGTTGGTCGATACATTTTGAATGTTCCCGGAAACGGCGACAAGCCCTGCTACATGGAAGACCCCTATATCCGACTTCAAGGTTGGGGTGGCAACTTAAGGACCAACTCCGTGGAACTGGAAAACAATTTACGCGGTCTCAATATGCCGCTTTCTCGCGACTGTGTCAACTACAAGACCAGCGCTGCAAAAGTCATTGATGCCCCAATTCAGTATCCAACATGCACGCCATTCGTGGAACAACCGCGTGCCACTAATCCCGCATGGACCGCCCGAGATTTAGAACAACCACACTTTTACTACTTGCCATTGAATCCGCAAGAGAATGTGTGCATTCCGTTTCAAAACAATTTGAGCACGCGCATTCTCGAAAAAGATTACTGGGTTGCATGCCCGCCAGGCGCTCGTGAGACACAACCACCCGCAATTCCCAAAAACGTTTTTACTGCACCAGTTTAGATTTTCAAAAAAATTGAAAATATTTACAACGACAAAGACATTGACCAAAGAAACACTCAATGCCCGCATTATTTGCAGAGATTGTCGTAATGGCAGGAGCATTCACATTTATATTCTCAATTCTGATTTGCTGTATCAACAACAGCCCACGTTCGCCAAGAGGTCGAATTCACAACAAACGAAAGTGAAGCCTGCCATGAATGCAGTATAATTAAATTTCAATTTATATATATTCATTTGATATATAAGTTGTGATGGCATGCAAGAACATAACCATGCGCAAACGTGTAGGGAAACAATACCTAATTCATTACGCAGGAGGTGCATCATTTGTAGTGCGGGTGTTTGGAAATGTATTGACGGTGTACACCAGTAAATACGACCCAGACATCACTGCAAATAAACAAGTTTACCGTGCAAATATTAAGAAACTTTTTGTGCCATCCAGTCTCAAGCCTGGTTCAAGGCTGCCAAAAAAAACATTAAGTGGAAAGCCGTTGAAAGACGTCTGCGACATTGGTTTAGCCGGAAATTCGCTGCTGGCGCAAATTGGCCACGATGGGAACCATGTTCATGTTGGACCAAGTGTGTTCAAATATCTTTACATAGGCCGCGATGTCATTGAAGTTGCACTCGACGAACCAGTGGAACAGTATTATTCAGAACTCATACCCGGTTTTGCGAACAATCCTTATTTAAAAGTGGGCGCAGATGTGCCAATTGCTTACGCCATAACCAAGCATTATGTGTATTTTTTTCACACCATGAAACGGTATTCACGCGATGCATTTCCGAGTCTGCAAGACATCGTTCCATCATTGAATCCAGCGGTCGATTATTCGCCTGCTGTGAAAACGGCAATGCGAAAGACAGCCAAGCGAATCATTAAGAAAGTTGAAGTTCCTTTCACAAGTTATTAGTCATAGCAATATATAAATAAAAAGTATATTTATATATTAGTATTTAATTAAACACAATAACATAAGTTGCAATGGCTGAAATCGCAATTCCACTCATTGGACTAGCTGGTGCATACATCATGTCCAATCAAAAGAAAAATTCAAAGCCCAAGCCTTTAGCTTCTTCAACATCGGCTGCGGCTCCATTGGCAGAGGGTTATGAAAACATGGGCAAACCAGTGAATTACATGCCAAACATGGCAGTTCCACCTGACAATTATCCAGTGTTCAAGCCGAAAACGGGCTATGATGCAAATGAGTATTCCAACTTTCCGAGTCCCAATGCCGCCACAGACAAGTATTATGAACAGTCTGTTTATGAAAATGTTGCCAATGGTGGTCCTGATTTTGGCGGGAAAACGCAGTTTGGTGATAACTATCAACAGCGGCGCCAGGTCATGTCTCTCACTGGAAAACCGATGGACGCGGGGGACTTTAAGCACAACAACATGGCGCCTTTTTTCGGGGCAAAAATCCGGGGGCGTACTGCAGACGCGAATGTGCAGGAATCTGTGTTGGACTCCATGAATGGTGCTGGGTCGCAGTGGGTAAGCAAATCAGAGATTGCGCCGCTGTTCAAGCCGCAGGAGAATTACAACTACGTTTACGGAACACCAAACACGAGCGACTTCATGCAGTCGCGCCAGATGCCATCAAGCAACATGGCCAATGTGAAGCCGTGGGAAGAGGTGCACGTGGCGCCGGGTCTCGACAAGGGCTACACGGATGTTGGCAGCGGCGGTTTTAATTCCGGAATGGACGCGCGCGAAAAATGGGTGGACCGCAATGTGGATGAGCTGCGCGTGAAGACGAATCCCAAACTGACATTTGGATTGGAGACGCACGAGGGTCCAGCATACTATTACATTCAGAATGCGCCAAGTGCTGCCACGCAAGGCAAGGTGGAAAAGTATTTGCCGGACACATTTTATTTGAACACACCGGACCGTTGGTTGACCACAACTGGTTTAGAAAAGGCGCAAACCGCGCGCCCGATTGAGGCCGACCGGTTTGTCAACCGTCCATCCACAACATCAGAGTATTTCGGTGCGGGTTCGGAGCAAAATGGGGCTGCCACATATGCCGCTCCTGAAGTCGAGCAATCCAAGCGACAGCAGATGGACCCCAGCAAACACCATGCAATCAACATGTCCGCATCCGACCAAAGACCCGCCTCCGTTGCAGACCACGGTCGTCTTGGATTCAAGGTGCTGCACAATAATCGCAGCACGACGGCGAATGCGGTTCCCATGGGTGGCGTGTTTGGCGCCATTCGCGCCGTGGTGGCGCCCTTGCTGGAAGTGGTGCGCCCATCTCGCAAAGAAAACGTCATCGGCAATCTGCGTGCTTATGCAAATGCGGGAACAACGGTTCCAGCCGGCACGGTGTTCAATCCAGCTGACCGACTGCCCACCACAATTAAGGAAACCACTACGACATTGTTGGATTTCAATCATCTCAATTTTGAACGCCAGACCAATGCAGGATATCAAGTTGCAGAACAGCAGCCAATTGAAAACCAACGCGACACCACCACTGATGTGGAGTATCTGGGCGCTTCCGGAGGTGATGGTGCGCACATGGGCAATCAAGTGTATAATGCGGCTTACAATCAGCGCAACAACAACAACAAGGTGCAGACGTCATGGACAAACCAGGGCAACATGAACCTGCTGAACCACGACGAAAATTTAAGCGTGCGGAAACAAAATCTTTCTGCATGCAACTATGTTGGCGGTGCTTCTCCAGGTCCAAGCACTGTAAACATGCCGCCATCGGTTGAAACTTATGGAAAAGCACGCATGCCGCAAAACTATCCGCGCAATGCCATTGAGTGTGAACGAATCAACCCTGAAATTTTGGACGCGTTTCGCAACAATCCTTACACACAAAGTTTGAACAGCTACTGCTGTCGTTGAGCAAACGTGCGTATGTTAAAAATAATTATATTTACAAATATATAATTGTATATATAAATTACACTATGAACTACTTTGTTTTGTTTAGCGTTGTAATCATTGTCATCAGTTTGGTCATATTAATCTCTCCTTTAAATTATGACACGAATGTTATGCCAATCCAAGAGGGGTTCAAATCAGCACCACCCACTCAACGGCCGCGCGGTAATCCGGTTGCAGCAAGTCAGACAAGTTTATCCGGAACTGCTGGAATGGCTGATGGAAGTTCGGACCACCAATACCTGTTGGACAATTTGTTGAAAAAACATGACCGTTTGGCTGAAGGTTTTGAAAATCGCAATGCAAATGCATCGAAAGTGTCGGCAACCACAACCAAAAAGAAGGGAATTGCATCCACTGGCGCCACCTACGAGGGGGGAGATAACGTGCCGATTCCAGTGGCGGGATGCAACAATAACAAATGCATGAAAGTCAAGGACCCCATGAAAGCACTTGATGGAAATTGCATCAACCCGCCTCGCCCAGGTGTGCTACGTTCAGATGGTTTGCCCAAAGAGCTTGACTATTCCATAAAATTCTGTCCTGCATTTGAACCAAAGGATGGTTCATACGCCGAAGAATGTTTAACTTGTGGATACTACAAATACACTAGCAAGTGCACGCCAAACCCAAATAATCCCAAAAAACCATGCGACTATGAAACATACACATTCGACTCTTACAATGACGGACCAATGCCAGGAACCACTAACGACGGTGGTGATGATGGTGGCGATGATTCGGGGCCAAACTGCAGCACATGCAAATACACCACAAATGAAAAAACCAAGTGTGTTCTTCCGGGTTGTTATTCTGCTGACGATGGATATCTTCCATTTCCAGATGGCGACTACAATTTTGCCGAAGGGTGTTTTTATTATGACCCAGACACCAGCAATCCAGGAAAAACCATGCAAGGAATGACTGGCCGTCCCCCCGGCTACTACTGTCCACCAATATCAAAAGATGGCACATATGATGGCGGTGGTGGCAGCAGCGACCCATGCTACACAAAACAAGACCCATATAACCTTGACTCCAGCATTCTTGACTACTCCAAATATGTTCAAATGGAGAACGTGTGCACAAATGACAAGGCAGAATCGAAACAAAATTTCAACCCGGATGATGTGGACGACAACCCAATGAATCCTCACAGGAATAAACGCAAACAACAATACCAACAAGACAAACAAGACAAACAATACCAACACCAACACCAACACAGTGGCGCAATCAATGTGTATCATCATCATCGCACATCGCAAAATAGCCAACACAACATGCAGAAGCAAAACAACCAACACAACATGCAGAAGCAAAATAACAAACAAGGACAATCAAATTCATACCAAGAACCACTTGGTGGAGCAACCGTGTTGGGATACTTGTAATCAAAATAATATTTCAGGTGAAATCATTATCCGTGCTTGATTTTTATTAGTTGCCATCATATGAAATGAACGATGTTCGCAATCTTCGAACTCAGAAGACTCGTGTTTAGGTCCTTTAAATCTCAATCTATTTTGCGTAATTCTCAACACATAATTCAAATAATTTTGTGGAAACAAATCCAGACGAAGAGTTCCATCATAATGACAGTTAACAAATTTGGAAGCTCGATAAATTCCAAACCCATTGAACGCAGACATACAAGGAACTAAACAGCCATTCGATTTTTTCAATATATCTGCAATGTATCCGTAGCGGTCTTCATTTTTTTCCAAATGCCGATAACTAACAACAAATGGATGTATGGATAATGCCCAAATGTCATAATAATGAATCTTGTTGAATGACAATGCATCCCATGTGTCTTCCTGCAAATATTTCTTCAACACGTCAACATTGACTGGTTTACTACACACATCATCAAAATCCATCATAATGAAATAGGGATAATTTGCGAATTTTGTATATACAATTTTAATACACTCATTCCTAGCATTGGCTATTCGTTGTGTTCTATATTTTGAAACAGGTTTTGTGTTGTAATGAATCATCACACGTGTATTTATTTTTCCATAATGTTTTACCAACTCGTATGAATTGTCATTGGATTTATCGCAATACAACACAACCGCATAATCATCAAACAATGAGCCAAGTTGTTCAATGTTTTTAAATACTCTTTGTAAAAATGGAGCACAATTTTTGACTGCTCCGCAAAAAACACACTTCATTTTATATAAAAATTGCACTTAAAATAATTTTACTATTTCCGCATAATGCTAAACACTCATTAACTCCATCATCTCAGCTTTGTTGATGTGAGTTTCTTTTGCGATGATTTTCAATATTTTTCGATGAGCTGCTTCATCTTTTTCAATGTTCTTGTAAAGTTCTTTGCAAATCGACTGATACTCCATGTGCATTTTTTCTTTGTTTTCCCATCCTGGGTGTGCTTCCATCCAATCTTGTATGACCCGTGTTTGATAGCACGACGTCATGTAAATGAATTTCTTGACGTGTTCATGCATGTCATCTTTAATCCATTCGTCGCTCTTGATATACATTGTTTCGCGTTTGGCGTCGGTGCAATGAATGGGGCGTTTGTGCACGTCCATGACCTTCAGATTGTTGGCAATGATGGACCCCACGCCTTCCACAATGCCATTCGTCTTCGTGAATTCCAGGTCCTGCAACGTGATTTTCAGCGTCTTCATGAAGTCGCTCAGCTTGACCGCATCCTTGCACTCCGTGTTCAAAAACACCTGCACATTGATTTGGTTATTAATCGTGTTGTGCGTGTTTGACACGTGCGCCACAGGTGCCACTTGCGTTGATTTTTCTTTCATTGTTTCAACAAACGTGGTCAACACATCCTTGTGCATTTTCACCATGGTTTCCATAAACGTCATCATTTCGGATGTTGACTCACACTCTTTTTTTGTTGTTTGCTTGTGTTTTTCAGTTTCACAATGCTGCACATAGTGGCTCTTTTTATTGCAGCAATAATCGCATGCATCACAAACATACTTTGATTTATTGGAGTTGGTGTTTTGCTTATGCTTTTCAGTATGACAATGCTGCATGTAGTGGCTCTTTTTGTTGCAGTGATATTTGCATGCATCACAAACATACTTTGGTTTGGGTTTTTCAACATCCATTGCAACTAAATTGAGAGATTGTTGTTCTTATATGTGTTGTAAATATTATAATTTATACTTTAAGCATTTTTTCACACATTTTATCTTGAGAAATGGTGTCATTCTATCGCGAGCCTATTTTAGGCTTTTTCGCTAGATGACGCAGCCTATTTTAGCCTATTTTGCCTATTTTTTTAATGGAAAATGGCCTATTTTAGCCTATTTTATAGGCTGTTTTTTAGGCTCTTGTCCGAAAAATGCATGCGTTTTGGTGCTTTTTTTTAAGTTTTTTTTGGGCCAAAATTTTTCCATTTTTGGTGCTCTTTTTTAAGCGCTGCATAATGCTCTCATTTTTTACTACAAATCTTGAGAAATATTTTTTGTTATTTTTCATTTTTCTTTGCACAAAAGTCAAAAAAATTTTGAGAATCGGACATAAAAAGTATGTCCAAAAATCGTAACCCCGTTACCTTTTTGGGAAAAAACGCGCGGCACTAGGTAATTTGCGGAACTTTTTTGGTTGCATGCGCGACAGACCATAAATGCTGCGACGTTTTTGAAAATGTGGTTTTTGGAAATTTCATCTAGAGAGAAATTGATGAAAAAATGCACCATGAATTATTGGGAATATCTCTCAACTGTAATATATGAGAATGAAGTTAACCACGAAAACGCGTCAACAACCGGCGTGTCCGCTTCCAAAGAGCCGGAAGTTTCCCAAAGCATTGTATGCATTTTCAAGTCCGCGACAGGCACAAAAGATGGCGCACAAGTATTTAGGTCATTCCGCCAAGCTGTATCCTGCAAGCAACCCCGTGAAAAAATATCGAATATGCGACCCAAAGTTGAAACAGTGGGTCAACTTTGGTCAAATGGGATATCAAGATTATACGCGTCATAAAAACAAAACGCGTCGAAAGAATTACTTGACGCGCACGGCTGGCATGCTGGGCAACTGGAAAGACAACAAATACTCGGCAAACAATCTGAGCCGCCGCATCTTGTGGTAGCCTGGTGCCTTTTTTTAAGCTCGGCGACGATGGGTGCGACGTGCGCGAATGCGGCGTTTTTTTCCACCATGTTTGGTTTTTTTGGGGTTTTTGTTAGGCACAAATAACGGAACATATGATGAATTTACATGAGTTTTAAATAAATTTGTATATGAATCACGACTTAATCCTAGTTCCCTGCTCATTCGTGCCATTGGGTTTGCCTCTCGGGTTGCCATCATATCAAGATAGCGTTTGATTATCAAATAATTGTTCCAATTAAACGGATGCAAATCAATGTCATAGTCATTGTTGTCAAGCTTTCCGTTGCGCAAATCATTCAAAAACACAGGGCTCACTCCCCGTCTAGTTAGTGGCCCATAGTAAGGAAGCTCATCTCGTTCTTCATCTAAATACTCTAGGGCAAAGGATATGCCTTGTTCGGTTGGACGGTTTATTTTTATATGCATTGCAGTGGTTATAAATTACATTCATATTTTTTTTAATTTTCCAATTTTTATTCCCACACCACTACAGGACCGCCCGATGGCCACTCTGCGTAAGGGACCGCCTTGCTGGTTGACTGTTTCAAGTTAATAAGTTTGTTTAATGCTGCTTGGCGGCGTTCTAGCGGTGTCTGATTGACATCAGAACGTTCACGGCGCGTGAGCTGCTTAAACCGCCATTCGAACTGCAGGGCGGCCTGCCACGTGGGAAAGCCGGTTATGTGGCACGCGCGGCGCCAGGTTTCGCCACGGGCCACTCGGGCGCCGGTTGCATGCGCTCCGCCTGCAATCTCCTTATTATGTTGCCTGAGGCGGCGTTCCAGATTCACGGTTGCACCCACATATGTGGCACGTTTGCATGACGACTCGAGTAGATAGACGAAAAATTCTTTGGCGTCGGCGATGGCGTTTTCTTCGGGAACCAAGGATTCGGATTCCATGAATGAATGCAATGACGTATGTATTTCTAAACTAATTTATTTATTCACAATGAATGAATCAATGATACAAAAAATTAATAAAAAATACAACAATTAATAAAAAAAATATAACAAATTTTTTAAAGTTCACATGTTTTTCACTTACCATTTACTTGGCACATCGTCGGACACAAATTCGTGCTGCGAATCATCGAATGTGCCTTGGGGCTGAAAGCGGTCATCAACGATTGGTGGTGGTGAATGACAACGCGGTGCAGATGGCGTTTGTGCGGATGGCGTTTCAGACAAGATGATGTCGTCATCATTGAATTCCGTGCTTTGAGTGTCGCCGGTGATGCAACGTTCGAGTGCACGACGGCACACCTCGTATGCAACTGGCGTGTTGTCCGAATCATGCTGGATGGAATGCACGCGGTCAAGCCCCATGCCCTCTGCATTGCGCTTTGTCGACGGGTCCGAGCCGATGAAGAGAATGGAATGCATTGGGTTTCGTTTTTTGTTGTCGGCGATCATTTCGTTGACGCTGGATTGGGTGTGTGTGCGGGAATCGTTGTTGTCGCCGTCGGTGAACACGTAAGTGGTTGCTGGAACTCCACTGCTTTTTTCATTCATCTGGGCAATTGCAATGGCAACCGTGTCCCAGAGTGAGGTCATGCCATCGCACGTCAGGTCGCCCAATTTTGCGACATCGTGCACCGGAACTGCGGGTCCCACGCGGATGCAGTCGTGCGATGAGAACGTGATGAGGCAGAAGGTTGCCTTGTGTTCGCATGGCTCCTTGTAGCGAGTCTGCAGTTCGCCGATGATTTCATTGATGCCGGTTTGAACCGAACGGCGCTGGTCTTGCATTGAGCCACTGACGTCTTGCACAACGGTGACGTGCATGTCTTTGACCGCTGCAGCCGGACCTGGACCGGCGACAGCGACGGATGGAGTGTCTTCGACGAGAACAGCGGAAGAGAATTCATTTTGAGAGGCCATGTTGCTTGCTTGTTGTTGTTGGTAAACTACCTTTCATTTAAGGTGTCAAAACATGCTTTCAATTTTTTTTGAAATGTTCATCACATGTTCAAAAATAATCCAATTGTTGCAATCATTATATTGATTTTGTGCATTTTTCGTATAAATGTTTGCACGCACCAATCGAAGTAATCCCTATAAAAATCCATGACTGAGTGTAAAAGTATTTGGACATGTCCATGACTTGAAGCGTGTAAGAACACACTGGATTTGCTACATTGAAAAATGAAACAACGAAACCATATACTCCAGGCGGCGCACAAAGTTGCATGTAAATTTGCGCCGAGAACCAATGCAGTGTTAAAAACGCAAGTGGCATAAACATTGCGGATATAATCTGTTTACCACGCATTTTGAATAATCAATCATGGCGATAACCTTTTATTTGTGAAATCGTTTATTTGATATAATGTCAAGCAAAGCTGGTTTCATCTTAGTCAGTTTCAAACACCACATTTCCAATGCAATTGATATGTCTTTTGAATTTTGTCTGACATTGTATTTGTCTCTCAAAAATTTCAGCACAGTTACTGCATGTTGAATGAGGTCATAATGTTTTTCTGCAACCTTGTGCAGTTCCAGATTTTCAGGATAATCATTGCATGCCCGACACGCTTTGTGCAAGAAATATTCATATTCAATGATTTCTTTTTGTAGATAAACTGCCAATGATGACCTACTTTGGTTTTTGTATTTTCGAACAAAATACCGCCAGGGAGACAATTTTTGTATGGAAATTTTATTGTCTTCAATGCACAATTTGTCATATTTGGTCAAACTGTTGATAGCGACAAACTGCGCATGGAACACTTCACTTTGTTTCATCAATTCCTTCATTGCAATGCAAATGTCAGCCGCTTCAATGGTTATTGGTTCATCATTGTAGTCTGGTATGTGTGCATGTGCATGTGCATGTGCATGTGCATTGTGCGTATGGTCCATGATGGTCATTAAATTAATCGATTATAAAAATCATTCGCATTTTACTTCATTTTCTTGCATTGTAGTAATGTTGAACAAACCACTGCACCGTTTCCTTGATTCCCCACTTAATAGGCGTCATTGTCATTGGCGGTTTGTATCCATAAAGATTCTTGAATTTGGTGTTGTCTGCCGTTTTTTTGAATTGGCCATCTGGTTGAGAAGCATCATACAAAATGTCATTGTCAAAATCGAATGCATGTGCAATGTGCTGCACCACTTCCGCGATGCTGATTTCATCCTCCGGGTCCACTGATATGATAAGTGTGCCTGCACCATCGACTTTTTCAGCATCTTCATGTGTTGCATCATAGTGTTCCAATGTCCAAATGAGAAGCAGAGCCAGGTCGCGTGAATAAATGAACTGCCGCAATGGCGTGCCGCTTCCCGCAACCACCAGCGGAAGTCCTTGTTGTTTGGCTAAGTAGCACTTGTGAATAAGGGCAGGAATGACGTGCGCATCGTCTAAATTGAAATTGTCGTTTGGGCCATATATGTTTGTGGGAATGACACACACATAATTGCGTCCATGTTGTTCCCTATAACATCGGGACTGGACTTCCAGCATGCGCTTGGCATATGCATACGCATCATTGGACGAATGCGGTGCCCCCATATGCAGCATGGTTTCATCAATGGGACCGTGCTTTGTTTTTTCATCCGGGAAAATGCACGTGGAGAGACAACTAACGACTTTTGAAACGCCGACGGCATGAGACGCGCGCAACACATTCATGTTAATCCTCATGTTGTTTTCAAACATCTCCACCTTGCATCGCATGTTTTTAAAGAGGCCGCCAACTGCTGCGGCCAAATGAATGACCGCATCTGGCATGACTCTTTGAAAATATTTTAATGTTGCATCATAGTCGGTGAGGTCGCATTGACTTGAAGACATGAACGTAAATTTATACTTCAAATCAGCGCCGCACACGCTTTGAATTGCCGACCCTACCAAACCGAAACCTCCCGTAACCAACACAGTTTGCATTTAATATGTTGTTATATTTTGGTCCAATTCTTTAAATATTTTGAATTCAATGTATTTAAATGATAGTGATTGCATATTTGTATTAGAAATAAAATTAATTTCTCTCAAATCACAATGACTTCAAGTTGCCGTGTTGCTTTCATTACGGGAATCACAGGACAAGATGGTTCATATCTGACAGAACTATTGTTGCAGAAGGACTACAAGGTGCACGGTTTGATTCGTCGTTCATCCACATTGAACACTTCACGGGTCGAGCACTTATTTCATCACCCTTCGCTGAAGTTGCACTATGGTGACATGACGGACGGCGCTTGTTTATACAAAATTCTGAATCACATCAAGACGACGCACACTTCAATGGACCGGCTCGAGATTTACAATCTGGCGGCACAGTCGCACGTGAAAATTTCGTTTGAGATGCCAGAATACACGGCTGACACGGACGCGTTCGGCACGTTGAAGCTGTTGGAAGCGGTGCGCAACAATGACCTGGATTCAATAACTCGGTTTTATCAAGCGTCCACGAGTGAGCTGTATGGCAGGGTGCAGGAGATGCCGCAGCGTGAGACGACGCCGTTTTATCCGCGTTCTCCGTATGCAGTTGGGAAGCTGTATGCGTATTGGATTGTGAAAAATTATCGAGAGGCATACGGAATGCACGCATCCAATGGCATCCTGTTCAATCACGGAGGGGTGCGTCGCGGCCACAATTTCGTAGAGCGCAAAATTACGCTGGGGCTTGGCAAGATTCTGCGCGGCGAGACGGACCGCCTGGTCATGGGCAACATTGACTCGAAGCGCGACTTGGGGAATGCGAAGGACTACGTGGAAGGCATGTGGCTCATGCTGCAACAAGATGCGCCGGATGACTACGTGTTGGCCACAGGAGAAACGCACAGCATTCGTGAAATGATTGAGCTGGCATTCAGCATGGCCAATATTCAATTGCGGTGGCGCGGAACTGGTGCGGATGAAGTGGGATACGATGAAACAACGGGTCGAGACTTGATTTTCATTGACCCGAAGTATTATCGGCCCACAGAGGTGGACGTGCTTTGGGGGGACGCATCCAAGGCGCAGCGGGTGTTGGGATGGCGACCACAAACAACGTTTCGGCAGCTCATTGCCGAAATGGTGCAGCAGGACACGCAGGTCGTGTATTCAGTCATTTAACTGCGTGTTGCATAATACAATGCAATTAATCCAAAATAAAAAATAATTAATTGTCCGACAATTATTGCGCATTCATGTGAATGTTCCATTGATAAATGAAATGAATGAATATGTTTTTATGTATTCATGCATTTATGTTTTTTTTTTGAGTTTTATCAAAAGTAGTCGTCTGATGAATAGCCATCATAAATTGTCCGAAATGGAACGGGTTCAGGACAAAACACAACGCGTTCCATTTCGTGCAGTTGTTTTGCAGAAAGAAGCCATCGAATGGGGGCTGCATCCCCATTTTCTTTCAAACGTTCAACCACACAAATACCGGTTTCTTCGCGGCCACCACTTTGGCCGTGAATAATTGCATTGTTGGAGTCGCGAAACTTCTGAGAGCTGAAGAAGATCATGCTCTTGGAATAAATTTTAGGGTCAAACACTGACTGTATTCTAACAGGGTCTTTGGTCCAGCGAGCGGTTCCTGGACGCGCTTTGCCTGGAAACACGTTTGCTTTTTGTGAAAGAAGCCAAAGCATTTTGAGAGGGTAAGTGTCTTTGCGGCGACTGTATCGATGAACATGGCGCAAGTGAGGTTCCAAGTGTATGTTGCGTTCAAATAGCGATTTGAACTCTGCCACTGTCTTGCACGCCACCAACTCATCAGAGCGTGAATGAATGAGACACCACAGCATTTCAATCATGGATTCTTGTGGTGGAGATGCATCAAATGCCAAATCAGGTTCCGTGCTAAATGGCGTGATGTAAACAACATTCATGATGCGGGGGTCATCGGACACATAAAACCCTCGCCGCATCTCGTCTTTGGAAACCTTGGTTTTCATCGGTGGAAGCAACCAGTTGTTTTTGATGCGCCATTCCTGTGTGCGCCTTTCAAATACTTCATCCGAGTATTTTTGATTTTCACGAAATTCTGCTCTTTCCCAGGCATGCATTTCTTCTCTCGTTTTGAAAACAGGAAACGTGGTTGGTGCATTTGGACGTTGAAGACTGTGCCAAGTTGGCCTGCATTGGTCCTGTTCTTCCTTTTCAAGCAGTGTTCGTTCTTCTTTTTTTCGAGCAGTTTCATGGTGAAACCATTCCCTGTAAAAATCATCACTAGGTGCTCCTGGTCCTGTTGCGGTTGCTGTTGCTGAACCTGTTGCGGTTGCTGTTGCTGAACCTGTTGCGGTTGCTGTTGCTGAACCTGTTGCGGTTGCTGTTGCTGAACCTGTTGCGGTTGCTGAACCTGTTGCTGGTGTGATATTTCGTTTGGCGATGCTGGCCCATGACACTGACATTTTTGTAAAAGCGTTATTTGTCAAATGGCATGCAATCTTTAAATTCAATTTTTTTTTAATTAAATGACACAACATGTCAACAAACTGTTAATGCAAATGGATAAAATAAGTATTAAAGTCATTTCACTGAATGAATTTATTTATTTAATTCGGTTTATTTACTTGAATTTCTCTCAAATGAGCGAATCAAGTTTGCAAGAAAAGAAACGGCGTGTGCGTGTCATCAAGAAAAAGCCCACATCAGTCGAACTGTTGGACATTCATGGCGACATCAAGCAGAAGCTGCAGCATTTCATTGAACATAAGAAAATACCGAACATAATATTTCACGGGGTGTCGGGATGCGGCAAAAACACGCTTGCATGGAATTTTGTGCGCAGCATTTATGGAAACGACAAAGTGGCACTAAAGGATTACGTGATGCATGTGAATTGTGCGCACAACAAGGGCATCAGGTTCATTCGTGAGGACTTGAAGTTCTTTGCGAAAACAAATGTGGATTTGAAAGATGGAGAGATATTCAAGAGCGTGGTGCTGGTGAATGCAGACAAGCTGACAACCGATGCGCAATCAGCACTGCGTCGATGCATTGAGTTGTTCAACCATTCGACGCGATTTTTCATTGTGGTGGAGGACAAATACAAGTTGCTGCGTCCGATTCTGTCTCGATTTTGCGAGATACATGTGCCGGAACCAATTATAAACGGAGAACAGGTGAATTTGCATGTGCATTTATTGAAAAAAACATTTGCATTTGAGAAATTAAAGCAGCAACGCGCTGAATGGTTGGAACACGAAGTATCATTTGAAAGGAAATACACGTATGATGATTTGATTTCACTTGCCGGAAAGTTGCATGAGCGGGCTTATAGCAGCATTGACTTGTTAAAATGGCTGGAAAAATCAAACATTGCACCTGATGTAAAGTATGAGAAATTGATTGCATTTCAAAAGGTACGCCATGAATTTAGAAATGAAAAATTGTTGATGTTATTTATGTTGCATTTCATGTTATTACGTTCTGATACCAGTTTAGAAAATATAGCATTTATGTAAAACTGTGTAAAACGAGAAAATGGATGACTATTCACTGGCGAGTTTGCAGGAATCACGAAATGAATGGTGTGCGCGCTTAGTGAATGTTTTAGCACCAGTAATGTCGGAAGGCTTTCGCTCCATTTTTGATGAAGCCTGGAAACTGTGCGAACAAAACAACGAGACGGGTAAATATTTGATGACATTTCAGAATTTTCTCTCGCGTGTGCCCAAATGGAATGCAACCATCATTGCACAAGAGACGCAGCGCATCATTGACAGGAGCGGATGCGGCTATTTAGCAGACCTGGTGACATGCGTGCACATCATTCAGTTGAAGAGCTTGACGTGCATGCGCGTGGGCAGCAAGCAGAAAAAGGTGGACATTGATGTGCCACAGCTGAATGAGTTCATTCACAAGGTGTATGTGCATTGCGCGCGCAAGTTGTATACCAATGTGTATTTGTTTGAGCGCAATATTCCGCCCCTCACCACGCAGAAGAACATGAGAGAAACGGAAATTATAATCAAGGAGTGCATTTTGGACAGTATAAGAGAGAGCATTCCGCTTGAAATCATTTTGAAAACGTACATGGATGAAACCATTGAAGATCACACCGAAATTAAAATAAAGGAGGAGGTCATCTCTCAAGAGCCGGTGTTGGATGAGCAATCCACGGCAACGCCGGCATCAGCAACGGCATCAGCAACGGCAACGAATGAGGCAGCAATCATTGCGGCTGGTGGCGAACCCACAATGGACGCGTTCCCATCAATTGCACCGTCATCGGTATCATCCGCATCAGTGTTGTCATCATTGTCGGATGCATCAACGGCATCAATCAAGTTCAATGATATGGACAGCGCGATTGACATGAACAATTCGGAGCACATGATACACGCGCCAAAGACGGAAGAACGATTGGAACAAATCAGCAATGAGAGATACATGCAGCGAAAATTGCAGGAGGAAGAGGATGACGGAGATGATGAACTTGATAGACTGAAAATCGGAGAAGATGTGCAGCTGGACGTGTTTGATGTGCACCCAATGGAAGAACCCATGCGAAAGCTGAATTTTGATGCACCTGAACTAGACGACATTGAAATCCTGGCTTAAAAATTCATGTTTGTTTCGAACGACCAAATAAAAATGTTTGCATTATGTATCAAAAATGTCATTTCCTTGGATAAGAGATAGTTCAACTTTATCAGGAGAACCCACAAACTGTTTAGCAGTTACTTCTCCAACTGGATTATTATTGTACAATAATGCTAGCACATCAAACAGCTATTACATTTACTCACACAATTTTCCATTGTACATTGTGAATGATGGGTATGGAACAAGCACAAACCTAGCATTGAGAAATTCAAGGATTTTTTTTAATCCCAGTGCATCAAGAACCGACTTGTACAACCAAGACACTAATGGCGCCATAACATCTATCACAGTGGATGGAGCACAAGGCACAAACAAAATAACACTAACTGCTAATTTTTCAACAACAACGCCAACTGATGGTGCTAAGATTGAGGTGGATGGGAAAAATCAAGCAATAAATTTGATGGCTGCGGGAGCAGTTTATGTCAAACCAATTACAACAGGAGGTGCTGCAAATTTTTTTGTGATTGATGGTCTATCATCTTCCCAATATTACACACTCATTCAACCAAATGCAGTTGTATTTTATGACTATGCTTTCGGAAATAACGTGATTCTTAATCGCGCCGGTGTGCAAATTGCCTCAGCTTCCGTTGTGTCTTGGTCAACAATATGCAACGGTGGTTCTAGCGGTGGAATATCATCAATTCAATCCCAAAACAACACATTGTACATTCAAAACACCAGCGGACCAACCACATACATAGATATCAATCTTATAGCTGGTTCTGGGATTAGTGTGTCAAATCAAGGAAATGGAAATTGGCAAATAGATAACACAGGAGGAGGAGGAGGCGGTGGAATATCATCAATTCAATCTCAAAACAACACATTGTACATTCAAAACACCAGCGGACCAACCACATACATAGATATCAATCTTATAGCTGGTTCTGGGATTAGTGTGTCAAATCAAGGAAATGGAAACTGGCAAATAGATAACACGGGAGGAGGAGGTGGTGGCGGTGATGTTTACTGGAATCAGCTGATAAGTCCAAGCACAACATACGCTCAACTTGCTAACTCTCAAGGAGGAGACTATAATGTTAAATTCGGACTTGAAGGTGACAATTCTACTTCTGGGTATTACGATGTTGCAGAACTGAGAATTGATGACACTTATATAAATACTTACACTGGTTATAATAATGGTAGAGCAGGATATTTAAAAGTTGGATATGATGACATCAACAATATTAATCAAGCGAATTTCACAGTTGTGACAAACACAACAAACGATCCTTGCACAATGGCAACCATCAATTCAAACATGTATTTATTTGCCAATAAAAAACCTGGATCTCAAATTGGTGAAGGTGTCATGTATTTATATGCCAACAACATCTTGCCAGGAAATAATCCTGTATTAGGTGTATCCACTTATTTAGGTAATAGTTCTAATCCCTGGTATGAAGTGAACTCTCAAATTTTCAATAATCCATCTGACATTAAACTGAAAAAAGACGTGCTTCCAATGGAATCCGACTATTGCACCGAGTTAATAAAAAACATCAAACCAGTAAGATACATTTATAAAAACGATGAAAAAGAAAAAACACACTTTGGTGTTATTGCTCAAGACATTGAAAGCATAATCGGAGGTGAAAATCTCGCATTGCATTCAAAAGAAAACGATACGCAAACGGTTTGTTATACTGAGCTAATTGCTCCGCTCATCAAAACTGTGCAACACCTGCTTGAAAAAGTGGAATCTTTAGAAAATGAAATAAAAATTTTGAAACAATGAATGCAAACCAAATAAATAAATTTGCATAATAATGATATAATGAATTATTATACAAATGAGTTCCGGATTTAGAATTGGTGGTGGTGACTTATACAACTACTTGCAACCATATTTTGCTGGTGCAGATGTATCGCAGTTGTCTGGATTTAAAATAAACGGAGTTCAAGCATTTGCTAGAAGAGACAATGACCCAAATAATGCTCCAACTGCAAGCAACTTGGGATATAAAGTGAATGGAGTGGACATTTCACAATATGGAAATAGAGCAAATGCTGGGCTTACCATTCAGATAACTGGTAATAAAATATACAATGGACAAGGACAACAAGCAAATATTGTATTAATTTCTCCAACCGATTCATGGATTACAGTTCAAACAACAACAGTTACAGATGTAGGACTTTATGATTCTAATTATTTTAGCTATACTCCACCAAATGGTTATATTTTAACTGTAAACTTTAGTTATTTTTCAATTGACCCTAGTGAAATAAATATCATTTCAAATGGTGGTCCGTTATCATTTACATATACTGGTGGAAATATAACATTCAGCAATTATTCTGTTACTGGAGTTTTTCCTCAAGATACTAGTTGGTCAGTGTCAGACACTGATAGAACAAATGTTGGTTCATATTATGCTTATTTATCAACATCTAGTCAAAATTATGTAGTGGGAACATTAGATTCTGTAAATTGGACAATAGTGCCATCAAGTGCACCAGGTCCTCCTATAATTGGTGCTTCTTCGGCCGGCGATAAATCATTTACAGCAAATTGGAGTGCACCAACTGTTACCGGAGGAGAGATATCTGGATACTATGTGTCATATTCGACAAATGGAGGAAGCACGTGGTCTGCCGAATCAACCACAACAAGTTTAACATACACATGGTCAGGGAATGGTGTCATATACAATGGCAACTCATATATTGCAAGAGTTAGAGCATATAATAGTCTTGCAATTGGTTCCTATTCTTCAAATCCAACAGGCGTTGTTCCAACCTTTGCCGCACCAACCGTTCAATCCATAAATTTTGCTGCTCCGTCTACTAGTAATCCAAATAGAAGACCATTTACTGTTACGCTGACACCAACCAGCTGCGTTAATTACAGCATTACACGGATTTATGTGCAAAATGCAAGCGTGGAATTTTTTGGGGGATATTATGACAGTGTCAATAGTGCATATAATAATTTTTACACACAAACAACTGGTCAACAGACCACTGGTTTAGTTTCAGATGTTTTAGCAACTGGGATTTTTGACCCATATCCTGTATTTTACATAATTGGTCCATCAGATGTAATCAAAGTGTATGTTATAACTTATAACAATGATGGATATGGTGTTGCTAGTAGTACAATAACCAACACAGCACCAGCACCTCAAACTTATTATACATACAATCCAGATCCATTGACAGCTGGAAATGGAGTGCAACTCTATCAAACTGGAACATTCAATGTCACGGGAAATACTTTTTCACAAACATCGGTCACTTACATTTCATCAAATGATTGGTATGTGAATAGATTGAGTGTGAGTGCCCGAACGGCAACTCTTGCATCATCAATTAACATAACATCAACCGGTAGAAGCTTTTTTGTTGACTTCAGTGGCTCAACAACTGGCACATTCGGTCAATCACTATCCGGTTCACAATCTCCATGGAACAACAACAATGCTTCTATTACAAGGAGTTTAAGTTGGGATGTTAATGATGTCAACTATGGCAACAATGGTAATGGCAGAGTCAGAGTGAGAGGTGCTGGCACAATAGGAACTTGGGCTGCTGGTCAAGTTATAAATATCGTTGTTACTGCATTTGGACAAACAAGAACATTGACTTATTATTGAAATCCAAATAAAGACAACAAAGATAATGAAGACATATTAATTAAAAATAATAACATATTAATTAAAAATAATAACACATTTAATTAATACTAATACAAATACACACAATAATGTCAACGCCCACATTGATTTCTTATTTGCAGAATACAAACAATTTAGAAGAAACCGGAGAAAAAAATTTTGTTTGTGTTGTTGACAACGTCGTGGTTGGAAACATAACAAGTCTCAAAATGCAAGCAGTGAATGGTGAGGTGGTTCCAGTTGTGTTTCCTGATTGGAAAACCTTTTTGAAAATTTTGCAATCACCCAATCATGCATTCATTGAAAGACCCATACGCATTTTTCCAGGAACAATTTGGAATGGCACTGAATTCATTGCGCCAAGTGAACCAGAAGTGGCAAGAAATGAGACCACAAATGGCATTTATTTGAAAGTCAATAATTCATGCATATACTATGAGCTGGAGTGGATGCCTATAAAAGATTATACCATGTACACAGTTGGACTTTTGCGTGAATATTTGGAGCGCAATCCATCATTAGAATTGAATGTGGTTGTCGTGATTTCCCCTAAAAAAACAATTTCTTTTGACAACAACAACAAGACTGTATACATTTACTTGAATCTCGAACAAACAATCATTGATGACACTGCAATTACTTTGGTAAAAGAACCCGAAACCAAGGTTGCATTCAATGACAAACAGTACACCGTGAACATGGAGATGTTCAATGACTTCAAAGACAATGATATTATTTTTGATTACAGCAAACCAAACATCAAAAACATTGAAATTTCCGGGTTGTATCCTGATTTTTTGCCGAAGTTGCAGTATGTGTCGGCTTGTGTTTACAAAAATGTTAACGCTGCGCAACTCACGAAAACCATTGACACACTAACATTGTTTGCGGACATATCCATTTCAGCAAGGAGAGAGCAAAAGTTGCAAGAAATTAATGCTTTGCTTGTGAACCATAGAAATGAAACGAATTGTTTTGAAGAAGAATTGAAAACGCTGCTTGGAAATACAAAAATTTTGATAAACATTCACAACTCGGATTATGCAAACACGTTTGAGGAAGTTCGCGTGCTGCCCGCACTGCAACAAAAAGTGCTGGTTGTTTCAGAGGTAAGTCCTTTGACCGAGTTGATCCCATTTGGTCCAATGATAATTTGGTCAACCTATGACAACATCGTGCAAAAAGCGAAAGAAGTTCTGGACAATTATGACACTTATTACAGTCAAATTTTTACAGAACAAAACATCAACATGTTGAATGGCCTGCATGCACAAAATTCCGTCAACATTGGAAACAAACTGAATGCGTTTTTGCAAGGCTGATGTAGATTGTGATATAAAATGACATGAATATATATTAAACCTACAAAATGTTCAAAAAAACGCATACTCGGCGCATAAAAAAGAAAAAGGCATTTAGCAAGAAAAGAAAGGGTGGAATGTTTCCATCATCCAAAGCCAAACAAAACCTTTTCAAAACGAAAACATTAACGGTATTGAAATCATCACCAGTGGACCCAGCATTGAAAGAGTTATTGATGACTGTGCCTGGTTCGGGTTCTCATAAGCACGTTAGTGAACAATTTTTGGGACCGCTCAAAACTGCACCAAGAAGTTTGAAAGAACGGGCAGAAAGCGCCATGTCAAGTTTGCCCGTGAGTAGTGCAGCTGCAGCTGGCCTTAGCATTGCGTTATTCAAACGTGCTCAACGAATGCGGGCTCACTCATTCCACAATCATAATATTGAGGAATGCGCAAGAATAAACCAACAAGCCGAAAAACATCTGATAGAAGCGATGGAGTTGGGCAACTTGCAGGCACGTGCAGCGCTTGCAGAAATGTATTTAAGCAGAGACAAAGTGGGTGTAAAACCTCCCATAATGGAACACATGCCAATGGCAGTAGATTTGGTTTCTGAATTTGACAGCGACCCCGACTGCATGGGTGTTTTGGCATACTGCTACTTCAAATACAATGACTTGCATCAAGCTAATCTTTTGGCAGTGTCCAGCGCACAATCTGGGAGCAAATATGGGCAGTTTGTTTGTGGACTCATTCAAAGAAACCAGCACAATAATGGGATTCATAATTATGGGGCGTGTCATTGGTTTTCTCTTGCGGCAGCTCAAAACTACGATGAAGCGCAAATTGGATTGGCCGAACTTTATAGCAGTGGTAAAATGACAATGGGCGGCACAAAGGAAGATGATATGAGGGAAGCGCTTCGGTTGCGCGAACTTGCAGCGGAGCAAGGAAATGACAAGGCCATGCTGTATGTCGGATATACTCATGGAGACGAAGCGATTGCATTGAAGAAGGATGCGAATCGCCAGGAAGAAGCACAAAGACATTTTGAAGAAGCGTGCCGGTGGGTTGGATTCGCACTTGAGTCAAAGAATGATAGTGCAGAACGGGCATTGATAATAATAAAACGTGAGTTTGAAGAGGTTAAACCAAAAAGATCCAAAAAATGACAAATTCGTAAAAAGAGCCAATTGTTTCGTTTTGGTTATTATATACTTTAGCAAAACAAGGAATGAATAGCAATAACTATGTTGTGAGCGGCATCATAACCTTTGTGTTTTTGGTGGCCAAATTCATCGAAATGCGATTCAACAAGTCGAGCGAGGAAGACGAACCCAAACCACTCAAGTTCTTGCTGCGCGATGGACTCTTGGTTTACGTTTCTTCACTGCTCGGATTTTACATCATTTCACAATTTGAAGAACACGCAGTAAGTAGTTCCACCGTGAAAGAAGTTCCTGCATTTACTGGCGGGCCTGACTTTTGAAGAGGTGTCATGTGCATAATCCAGAATCCAGAATCCAGAATCCAGAATCCAATTTAATTATCAATTTGAAATTCATAATTAAAAACAATGCAACTATTAATACTAAATTATAAATTCTAATAAAATGATTACCAAGAAATGGGTTGAATATTTGCAACGATTTGAAACATTAGGCCCGGATGCATTCAAGGACATGCCGAAAAAAAACATGACGCGCAAATTCTGCGTTATCATTGAGCCACGCCAGCACAAATTTTTGATTCCGGTTGTCAAAAACTTCATGTATTTGCTGCAACACAGTGGATGGGGCATTATCATTTATCACGGACCGGACAACGAGAGATTTGTTAAGGATGGTTTAAAAGACGTGTTTCCGGATGACCGTGTTCATTACGTGCGAATGATTAAGAAAAATTTGACGAATGGCGAATACAGTGAAATGGTTGCCAATCCACTGTTTTGGGAGACGTTGTTGAAGTGTTTTAATTGCGAGCACGTCCTCATGTTTCAGACCGACACGTTGTTGCTCAAGGGTGGCGATGCGGTTGATTCGTTTTTGAAATACGATTATGTGGGTGCGCCCTGGGCGAACGGCGGCATGTGCGCCATGATGCCTCCAAATAAGCGCAATGTGCAACTCGTGGTGGGAAATGGGGGGCTTTCTCTCCGAAATGTGCGCGCCATGATGGCGATTGCGCGCAGGCACCCATATAAGAGTGGCAACAACACTCCTGAAGACATCTATTTTTCACACTGGCTCAAAGTGTACCAATTTGATTTTCGCGTTCCTACTCCAGACGAAGCAAGCGAGTTCGCAATGGAGCATGTGTATAACCCGAACGCGGCGGGAATGCACTCGCCACTGCCTGAGCTGGAAAGTTTATGCGATGACATGATTTCAAAAACAAATAATAATAACATACATATATAAGATATTATAGAATGAATACATTAATGTCTGGTTTTTATGTTTCTGCAAACGACACCATAGTAGAATTTACTGTTGCAAATAATCAGGAACGCATTCAATTTAACTTTAATAAGGATAGTCGTACCCTTGCAAACGGACTTGGTTATCCTGCTCGTGTCCCAGCTGTTCAATTTGATATCAATCCAGAACAGTTTGAACATTTTAAGAATAATGTTTTAGACAAAAACGGGAATGTGTGGTTCATCGATGAAAAAAAGATTGTTCCAGGAAAGTGGACAACATCACAACCACAACCACAACCTGATAAAGATAAATCAAACGTTGAAGATTATTTTTATAGCAATGACGAAGCCATGATTCGAGTTTTAAATCATTGGCTTCCACATTTTGCCGAAATTTATGGGTCTGTTAAACAAACACCAGGTGTCGACAATCCGCATTACGAAAATTTAAAAAGAAAAACATTTCAAAAATGCTTAGAATATATTAAGCATTTGAGCACCAGTATACAGAAATGTGTGGGTTGTGATGCACGCGCAATGTTAGAACACTACCGTAAACAACTCGATGAAGAGATTTCTAATTATAGTAAACCATTTTTTTTTGAACTGGATGCAACAGAAGAAAAAAGAAAAGTGCAAAAATATACTATCATGCCATCATCAATGGGGGAGCCATGCAAACAAAAAATAATTAACTTTGGCGATGACTTAAACAAACTGTCTATTAAAAAGAATGGAAAGACAATCCCCGTATCCAAAAGTGATATAAATTTTGTTATAACCGAAATAGTTATGAGTTTTCGTGATGAGCTTGAAACGTTAAAGCATGAAGAAGAAGAATTAAAAAAGGCGGCAAATGAGCCCGGATTACTTTCAATGTTTGGTTTTGGTCAAACAAAGCAAGCTACAGTGAGTTCAAAACAAATTGCAATAGATGCAAAAAAAAATGCAATAAATGCAATTTTGAAGTACATTGAGATGTATCGCATCCAATTGAGATACATTGGACAAATTAATCCGGAAAATGCAATAAGGTATGAGCCCATGGTAAATGACGCCATGGAAACGTTGAATGCTAATTTAGAACAAATATCAACTCTTTTATCTACACAACCGCAATGGCGCGATGCACTTCAAGGCATACTGTATTTTTTAAACGAAGTTAAAAAGGTTATTGAAGGCCACCAACAGGTGATTCTTGAATTCAAACAAACCGAACTGGGTGATATTTCTACAAAACCCCAAGAATCACAAGAAACACAGAAGGAATCTGAAGAACGCGAAAAACGCATCGCTGCATCAAAAGGAATATTCATTGGTGGAAAACGCAAACGCACTGGCAAAAAACGCGGTCGCACTAACAAAAAAACGAAAATCCACAACCCGGTGCAAATCACGTCGTTGAATCATTGAATCTGATTGCGTTCCAAAAATAATATATTGATACAATAACACACACCATGCAATCAGCGGATGATGCAATAATTGGCGCGTGGAGGGATGAAATCATATCAGATCCAAACGCATACGTTCTTGCAAGAGTTGACGAAGTTGAATCAAAACCCAAGTTCGGTCTATTCAATGATCGTTTGCTCCATACACAAATACAAGAAGACATGATTCTACTTGCTGCTCATGCAATTGCAGAAGCAACAACGTGGATTGCGTTTCTACCAACAACCGACAAAAAGATAGAAACATTGAATCGGTTGATTAAAATTTACAAACGCAAAAAAAAAACGACGTGGAAAAATGGTGAAGAAGACATGGACGAGAGAATTAAAAAAATAACAGCAATGGACATTTTCATACTAATGTGGAAAGACCTCAGAAATCGTTTACAAACGTCGGCTGACATTCGCCGACCAAGTTTTGTTGACAGGATGACACAATCATTTCAATCATTTACTTCAACATTTAGGCCAAGACCAAGGCAGCCAAACGAACGAACACCAGGGATTGAACCTGCCACATGGTGGGGACCATTCGAATCAGACGATTATAAACTTGGTGGTTCCAAACGCAATATCACTGGTCGCAAGCGTGGCGGAAAAAAACGCGGTTGCACTAACAAAAAACGAAAATCCACAACCCGTCGCAAATGAATCAATTGTGCGTTCCAAAATAATAATATATTGATACAATAACACTATTATTCTTGTATAAATGTCAAAGGTTGATGATTTTGAGTTGGAAGACGTAGCAGAAATATTAGCGGCAGCAAAAGTAGAGGAAAAAGCAGGAGAATTAATGAATGAATGGCAAACAGAACAAATCGGAAAAATCACAACAGAAGTCATACCAAAATATAAGATTCAATTCAAGGAAGAAATAAAGGCACAAAAAGATGGGACAAAAATTGCAGAAAATATTGTCAGTGAAACCATGATTCAATTTATTGCTAACGTCATGGTAGAAATAATAACAGCAAGACCCATCTGTGAAAAAATTAGAATATTATCAGGCATAATTTCTCAATTAACTATTAAGAATGGCCAGATAAATGAACTTTATGAAGTCTCGACCCCGGGAGAAAAAGTGATTGCAGAGATAGATACATTTTTCAATACTGAAGAAATAAACATGGCAACCTCACTTTTAACTGAACTTGAAAAACTTGCACCTAAAAAACCAAAAAATAAGAAACCAGATGGATGTGTTATATCAGGTGGTTCAAAAAGAAGGAAAGCAATTAAATCAAGGAAGTCAAGGAAGTCAAGGAAGTCAAGGAAGTCAAGGAAGTCAAGGAAGTCAAGGAAGTCAAGGAAGTCAAGGAAATCAAAGAGAACAAGGAAATCACGCGTTTAAAGAAGCGTGCGTTGAAATAAAAACCACACATCATATTTGCCCCCTTCTTCGCGGCAGATGTGAAAATTGGATTGCGTGTCTTTTGAAAACACACAATCTGCAATGATTTGCTGATCGTCTTTCACGATGCGTCCTTGAGACAACTGGCTGTGCAATTTAGCGTCGTATGTGACGGCCCACCATTCCGCCTTGGATTTGTGCAGCATGAAAAATCCGCCAGCCACATAATTGATGCGCGGGTCCAACGGCTGCTTTTGATTCACGGTTCGAATGCAATTCTCAATTTGCCCCCAGTCATTGTTCACACATGCGTAATAAATTTTGGCAGGATTAAGAACCGCAATTTTCTCAGGATTCGGCCAGTCGCGCAGCTTCGTCATGGGCAGGTCTCTGTAATGATTCGGGCCACTAGTGCGTCCACGAAAGTATCCAATGTCGCACCAGCCGTAAAAATCCGTGTCAAAATACTTTTGTGAAACCGTCTCATTTACAAAGTGCACTTTTTCAGACCACAGGGCATTCACGCGCCAATCGACCCACTTGTTTAAAAGTGCATTTTTCGCATGGTTTGCAATCCACATGTCTTTAAGCGCGTAATTGCGAAATGATTCAAACGGTTTTATGATGACGCGAATGCGCGGATTAGTAGCAGCAAATTCGTTAAACTTCAAGGCAGCTTGTCCGGCTTCATCCGTGTAGATGACCAGGTTGTATGAGTTGACATTTGAGAGCATGTTGTGAATCCACTGCGCATAAGTTTTGAAATCAAACTTGGCCTTGAATTGATACCAGCAAGTTGAAAATGTGATATTAACCGGGTGCAATGAAGTCATGCAAAAAAATAATCCATACATACTACATTGTCAACCGTTTAAATTCATATTCAAAATTAAAATTCAAATGTTTGTGATTTACAAAAAAATAGCAAGTCCGGAAACAAGCCCAGTGCTGGGACCTGCAAGTGCCAATGCATCACCCACTCTTGCACCAAAAGAAAGTCCGGTCAATGATGCATCATCAAAAATGGAACTACAAGAAATGGAACCATTTTCTCTCTACAACTGTTGTTGCAGTGCTCGAAACAACAACGCCAAGGGCAACTCCAATGGAAACAATTCCAAGGATAAAACCGATAACAATGAGGAAAACGTGAATCAGATGGAATCTCAATCCCTTGAATTTGCAAAGTCAAAATATGAATTTGGTCATGCAACTCATTACACATATAATTCAACCACCCCTCGTATACTTAATGCATTTGAAACAGGAACACCGGAATGACTATTTTCAATGTTCATTTATCACTTTTTATGTTCATGTGAATGGATGGAATATGATTAATGGAATGCATGGGTGAGTATTTTTGAATTTTTTGACTGGTTTGCGTGGTTTGAATGATTTCATTTTGTTTCATTGTTTGACTGGTTTGAATGTTTTTATTTTTATTGCGCTCCATCATTTTGCGAATGAATTGTTCTTTGTCAAGGTCAAGCATTAAATGATTGTAATTCGTGATGCGTTGTTCTATGTCGCTATAATCTTCTCGCTGAATCACGCTGAGTGGTGTTATGAGGAACCATTTGTCCTGTCTCTGCAACGGAAACCAGTATCGGTCAATTGCATAGTTTATTTTCTGCGTGGGGTTGCGCATCAGCATGTTTATGCCTTCGCGATAATTGTCTATGAGTCTATCATAATAATGATTTTTCACAATGTAGGCAGTTGTTGTTTGGCAGTTGCCAATCTGAATGCACGCATCATTCATGACTCTAAATGGTGGAATGTTGTTTCCAGCCAACAAGACAACATCCCAGTTCACAATTGTGGCAAGAAATTTATTCAGTTGTTTCAAAAATAATGGGACATTTGTAAAAAGAATGTCATCTTCACAAATGAGAACATGGTCCCAGTTGCGCTCTTTTGCGAGTTTGACACAGCGCAAATGACTCATGCTACATCCAATCGCGCCATTTTCGTTTTTAATTGCATTAAATCTCTCAATGTTGAGATTCTGCATTCCATGTTTGAGTGACTTGAGTTGCGCCTCCACATGTTGTTTTCGGTCATTTCGCGATTCCAGGTTGATGTAAAGTACATGGCGTATGTCATTAATACTTGTTGGTGAGGTTGTCATGAGTGTTGCAGTATTATAATTTATTGCCATTATTTTAAATGATGAATGGATAAAATAATTATAAAAATTGATTACGAACGTTTAATGCACCCATAATTACAATGTTCAAAAATGCACACTTTATTCTTTGACGGATGCAGCAAAGGAAACCCTGGACGTGCTGGGGCAGGCGCAGTGCTTTATGATGAGACCGGTGCTGAAGTATTTGCAGAAGCCGCATTTGTGGGACATGCTGCAACGAACAACGAGGCAGAATACACAGGTCTGATATTAGGACTGAATGAAGCTGCAAAACGCGGAATAACAGATTTGCACGTGTGTGGCGATAGTCTGCTGGTCATTCGTCAAATGCAAGGAAAATATAAAGTTAGTTCTGTGAAACTGATTCCACTGCATGAAGGCGCCAAAACGCTTGCATCTGCATTTTCAAAAATAGAATTCAAGCACGTTTATCGAGAGAACAATAAACGTGCAGACGCGCTTTCAAATGATGGAGCGGTAAAATCATAAAAAAACATGATGATAAAGCATGATAAAACATATAGATTTATTTTCCATACCATTTTTTATTCACGGTCGTCATTTCTTTCGTATAATTCACATGTCGTTTGCAAATGTCGCTGTAATCTGAACGTTGAATTACTGAGACAGGAATAATCAAATACCAACGATGAATGCGTTGCAGTTCTTTCCAATATTGGTCAATAGCATAAGTCTCTTGAATGTTCGTTTCAATTAACCCATTCAATCCTTTCTTAAAATTATTCAACAGTGTTTCAAAATAAGGACGACGCAACAAATAACATGTCGCAGTTTGACAGTTGCCCACTCGAACGCATTCTGATGAAACTTGACGAAATGGTTGATAATTATTGCCAGCCAACAAGAGAACATCCCAGTTGTCTCCATTTCTTTTCAAAAACTGGTTGAATTGATACACCAATTGCCCCGGATTGATAATGGTTGCATCATCTTCGCAAATAAGAACATGTTCCCAGTTGTTTTTGATGGCTAGTTCCAAACATGCAATGTGGCTCATGCTGCATCCTATAGCACCATTTGCGTTTGCAATCGCTGGAAATCTCTGCGTGAGCAGTCCCATTTTGTTGAATTCTGTTTCAAAATGTGTGCGACGGTCTATTCGCGAATCGAGATTGATGTATAACACGTGTTTGATGTCATGAAATTGACGAATCATCCGGCAGATGAATTTGATGTATATATAACTTGGACAAATAATTTAAGAAATTTAACGGAATATCATGATAACATAATTATTTGGATTATTTTGTCTGAATGAGTTTTATTTTGTCTGAATGAGTTTAACGTTGTGATATTTCAAAAAATCTATGAAATGCAGATTGTAAGCGTATTTTTCTGCGAGTTCTGAAATGTCAATGTCTTTCATAGCCATTATTACATATTTTTTCAAAAAATGTTGGCGTTTAACGATCCCGGTTTTATTCAACACTTCCTCCCATTTGCAACAAGTGGTATTGAATGGTTTTTTCATTTCATTGTTTGACACAAATACAAACTGTGAAAACCCCTTTTTTGTTAAATGAGTCGACATGCCCAATTCATACAATGAAATGGCTCCACCATGGTTATTTGGTAAACCAGTTGTTTTAAAGTAATCCATGACACACTGCAAAATGGATGAGTTAAAACACAAGAAATAAGATTGCACATGAAATGTGTTTTCATAACTGCTTGTCAGGCCAATGAAATCATATGAAGCCAGCTTGGTCTCAAATACACTTTTCATGCACTGACCAAATGAGTTGACATCAACTATGACAAATGAGTCGTTCACCAAAGCGACACATGCTGCATTCACCAAATTGTGTCTGGTTTGCATGATGAATACCCCATAGTTTCGAAAATCACTTTTCATGTTGTAGTTTAATAAATAAATCTTGTTGTGGTTGAGTGAACTCGTGTTCCACTCATTTTGACAGTTGGTTAAAATAAACACGTAGTCAAAGTAATGTTCAAGAGACTCTACTGTCAACCAATTATAACTCTCGAGTTCTTCCGATTCGGAATAATGGGAATAAATCATAACTCGCTTGTCTTTGAAATTCAGGCTGCGTATCAGTTCCAAATGCGCGGAGTTTTTCAGGAATGCCTCATGCAGGTGTTCCGAAATCGGTTTTTCTGTGTTTGAACGTTGTTTCAATGAATCAGTGTCCTGGGTTATTTTTGTGCAAAGCGTTTGACGTTCATGTTTCAAGTGTTCCACATCATTCATTAATGATCTTGTTAAAGCATTGAAAGATTTTTCAGCCTCAATAAATTCATTTTGTTTTTCAGCCAACATCTTTTTATCCGCTTCGAGACGTGCGTTTTCTTTTTCCATGAGGATGCGTTCTTCCTTCAAAATCGTTTTTTCTTTTGCGAGTTCATATTGCAGTTGCTGCATTTTCTCTGTTTGTGATTCAGCCAACTTGCGTTTCTCATCACACAATTCGAGTGTTTTTTGGACTAAACTTTCACTATTTAGTTTTTCAATCAAATAATCATTAAAGATTTTCTCTTTATAACTCTCGTATTCTTGGGTCAATGATTCAGTTAATGATTTCAGTTTTAGATTCACTTGTATTTTTTCCTCGTCCAGTTGCTGGGTTTTTTCATCCAATGCAAGTTGTCGTTCTTTGTATTCATTTAAGATTTTCTCTTTATAACTCTCGTATTCTTGGCTCAATGATTTAGTCAATGATTCGGTCAATGATTTCAGTTTTAGATTCACTTGTATTTTTTCCTCATTCAGTTGCTTGATTGTTTCATCAAACATAAGTTGTCGTTTTTTGTTTTCCATAGTGTGGTGTTGTTCCAATTGTGTTTTCTTTTCATTGAATTTTTCTTCAATTTTATTGCGTTGAACTTCAAATTCTTTCTGCAACATTTCAATCTTTTGTTGTGTGTTCTTTTTTGTGTTTTCAACAGTTTGATTGGATTGAGTTATTTTGTCATTCATATCTTTCATTGCAGCATTGAATCGTTCATCTAGTTCTTGTTTTTTCTTATTATACTGTTCTTCGCATTTCTTGCGTTGAATTTCAGTTTCTCTCTGCAACATTTCAATCTTTTGTTGTGCGGTCATCTTTGTGTTTTCAACAGTTTGATTGCATTCATCCATTGCGGCATTGAATTGGGTTTCTTGTTCTTGTTTTTTTTTGTTCAGTGCCTCCATTACAGCATTGAATTGGGTTTCTTGTTCTTGCTTTTTTTTGCTCATTGCGGTATTGTATTGGGTTTCTTGTTCTTGTTTTTTTTTGTTAAATTCTTCCATTGCGGCATTGAATTGGGTTTCTTGTTCTTGTTTTTTTTTTCTCAATGCCTCCATTGCAGCATTGAATTTGGTTTCTTGTTCTTGCGTTTTTTTCATAAATTCTTCTTCATTTGCTTTTTGCTGATTTTCACTGTTTTTTTGCATCTGTTCAAACAATTTGTTTCTTCGTTGTTCTATTTCAATGGTGAAATCTTCCACTCTTTTGGAAAATAATGCATTCAAATCGTTCTCATGTTGCTTTAGCCGTTTTTGTTCATCATTCAGCTTTTGCAGTTGTGCATTGAATTCACTTTTTTGTTTGTTAACCATCTCATTGAAACGGGTTTCCTGTTCCAACTTTGCTTCATCTAAAACTTTTGAATTGGACTTGCGTTGTTCGGCGGCATCAACTTGTGCTTGTTTGAATAACATGTCGCGGTCATTCTCCAACTGTTTTCGCACCGCATTGAGTTCCAATTCTTTCTCTTTAATTTGTTGGCGTTCTTTGTTGATTTCATCCATCATTGTGTTGTATTTCGTCTCTACATCCAATTTTGCTTTTGAAAAAGAATCAGTGTTGTTTTTTATTTTTTCAACCAGATCCATTTTTATTTTTTGTAGAAGTTGTGCGTGTTCATTTTCCCGAACCGCGTCATTTCCTTTCACTTTGTCAATTTCATGATTTAATTTATCATTTAATTTTTTAATTGCGTCATCATGTGCGGCTTGATATTTGTTCATCGTTGACTTGAATAAGGATTCGTTCTCTCGTTTTTTTTCGGCCAATGCCTCCTCGCATGAAATGCGGAACTCTTCGGCTGCCTTCTTTTCTTGTTCTGCCACTCTTTCCTTTTCCAATTTCAGTTCATGTTGCAACTCTTTTACTTTTGAATGTTCAATCGTCAACGCATCCATTTGTTCTTTCACTCGTTGAACGAGAGTATTGTGGGCAGCAACGCGTGCATTGAATTTGTTTTCCAATTCTTGGCGCTCGTTTGAGAGATTAGTTTGATTTTGTTGTCTTTCTTTTTCCATTTGGGATTTCATTTTTTCGCGTTCGTCTTTCATTTGTGTCAAAAACTGAACATTTCGTTGGTGTTCATCTATTCTGTTTTGGTTGCGTTCTTCATCCAATTGGTGCTTCATTTGGGTTCGTTCTTCATTAATCATTATCATCTCGTTGCAAAACCTTTTGTTTTGCTCTTCTTCTCTTTGTTTCAGTTGTGTAATTTCATGCTGCAACTTTGCACTCTCTTCATCTTGTATCCTTTTCATTTCTTGCAACTGTTTTTGGTCATTTTCAATTTGTTGCATTTTTTTATCGATTTCAATTTTGGCTTGTTGTTTCATTCCTGCAATTTCATCTTCGACTTGGCGCTTTATGCTTTCGTGTTCTTGTGTGATCTGTAATTTTATTTTTTCGCGTTCTTCTGTCAGCTGCAATTTTATTTTTTCGCGTTCTTCATCCATTTCAAACACGATTCGAATTGCACATTCTTGCTCGTCTTGTTTAATGCGAGCATGAAACTCATCAAGTTCTTTTTTCATCTGTTTTCTTGTTTTTTCTGATTCAGAAATCACGTTATCTCGTTCATTAGCCATTTGCAGCGTGTGTTTTTCCATTTCTTTTTTTAACTCATCGCGTTCTTTGTTAAGCTGTTGCATCAAATTCATGTGTTCCATTTTGTTTTGATTGTATTTTTCATTGTAAATTGACTCGAGTTGTTTCTTAATATCGTTTATTGACTCGAAATGATGCGCACGCTGCAAACTTGATTCTTTTTTTGTTTCTTCATTTAATCGTTCTTTTTCAAGTTCAAAGTGGCGTTTCATTTCTTCCATTTTTTCATTGCACTGTTTCATGTATGTTGAATGTTTTTCAGCCATTTCTTTCATCGATGCTCTCATCTTGACACATTCGGCCTCTAATAATGTGTTTTTTTTAGAGACCTCATTATAGTTTTTTGAAATTCTGTTTAATTCCAAATTTCGTGCGTGATCTTCTTTTGCAGACATTTGAATTATTGCTGCAACCACTCAAATACAATTAGTTTATTCAACTACTTTTATATTTTCTTTTAAACACATTGCAAATTGACACTGTCACATTATCACAAATGTTTTCAAATATTCGTCATTTTTCAACGCGTTCATATAATGAAACAACCTTTTTCGTCTGCTCACAATGTCATGGTTTGTGGAGTCGGTCTCATATGCAATGATGTCTTGTATTATGTCCGACTTTTTGCTTTTGTGTTTCATTCCATAGTATCCAGCGATGTGCTTGAGTTGTTTCATGGTGTAATTCATTTCGTAGTCAACCGTCATTGCAGTGGCACAATCCATATTGAAAAAATCGACGTCCTCAAAGTCCATTAAATCGAGGTCAACATTTGCTCCATCATTCAATTCGTCATTCAGGGTTTGCAACATGCTGTCATAGGTTGACATGGACGACTCCAATGATGGTGCATGTGCGATGGGACTGGTTTCCACATCGATGCACAACTCAACCACAGCGGATTGTGATTCATCCTGTTTGTTGCCGTTTTGTGCAGATGAAGTCGAGAGATTTCCTTGAAATTCATTCAGATAATTCTTAACCATAGATGCAACAACATAAAGACAATGCTTAAATTGTTTTTATGTTTTTTACACATTTATATTGAATCGTTTCCTTTTTCACATGATACACCTGGCGACACAGAGTCCTAATTCTTTTTATTGATTTCGTCCAAAATATCCATGTGCTTGAAAATCGTTTTGTTCGTGATGCTGGGATACTTTGCATTTTTTGGCTTCAAATGGCTGTTGAATTCAACTTCCAAAATGACCGCATCCCACTCTTCCTTGTGCGCCTCGCTCAAATGTTGATGCGCCCCCTTCAAAATAATGAACAAGTTTTCAGTCAACTCTTCCACCTCATTTGAGTGATCCGTTTGACGCATGTGCTCTTGAATGAGCGACTGCAGCTGTTGCACTATGTCTAGTATTTGCATGGGTGCAATTACCCCCACCTTCATCAAATTAATAATGAACATGCTCATAGCACGCCGTTTGTCATTTGTTTTATTCACTTCACAAAACCGTGTATAGTCCTTCTTTGCATCTGCGTGTTCGATGGTCTTGAAAAGCCCCATGAACTGATTGAAATTCGAATGAAACACGGTTTCAAACACGTCGCTATATGTTTGCAACAACTGGTGAAACAAACGAGCATACACTGCCGAAAAAAAGTGATTCGAACTAGCCGTGTTGAAAATGGCCTCACCCACCGTCATCAAAAGCGATGCATCCGGCTCGTCTTTCAGTTCGTTGATGCGGACACACAAGGCTGCAAACACTTCATCATATGTCTTGTCCGTTATCTTGTTCAAATCAGAACGGATTCCATCCAAATGCGCATCAATGCCCTCGCGCTTTTTCAACTCTGTTGCTTGAAATGCGCGAATGGATTCCCAATCCTCTTCCGTGATTTCACTTGAATTGTTGCGAGGCTTCTTGCGCACAACAGCCACCGGGTCATCTTGCTTTTCGCGCTTTGGAAAAACAGGCGTCTTCACATATGAAGGAGCACCCACTTGGTCAGCAATGCTTGAAACCAAATCTATTACTTGCTGTGGCAAATGACATTCAAAACCGTTCCATTTTATGGCCTCAAAATCAGAAATCTGGTACACTGGTGTTATCTGCACTGCGTCTGTCATTTTGACCCTATTTGTATTTTTGCACGTTTTGTTTATATTCATTTCATCTAAAATAATTTTGTTGGTGCCTTTTTTTAAGCCAGAACCAGATGCATTTATTATTTTGAAACAATTTAAATGATGCATGATATTTATAAACACGCATCAATTATTATATGGGCAACGACTGTTGGAACCAGCTTACAATCACGTGTGAAAGTTCGGCGGATACATTGAATGAACTCATTGCAAATGAAATTGAATACAGGCCGAATGACGAATATGACGAAGCTACGCACAGCGACCATGTGCGAATTGTGAAACGCGGCAAACATGGGATTTATGTTGACATGCGCACCAAATGGTTGCCCGACTTCAAATGGTTGAACGGATTGTTGGAAAAATACCCGCAATGCTGGGTTAAAAATGTATGGCAAGAAGAAGGAGGACTTGCTGGTGTGTGGGTGGGATTTGTGGATGGTGAAACCGGTGAAAAGAACATACAAGAGATGCGTTGGAATGATTTGTGTCTTGAGCAAAAAGTGCACTTTTTTGATGATGATGATGATGATGCAGAAGATGGAAGCCCATCAGATGAATCAGTTGGCACGCCGGTTTGAATATCTTATGCAAATAAAAATAAATAATTGCAAATGGCTTAAAAACACCGTCTTATGCTAAAACAGCGCACTCATGACCGCACCCCCTCCTACTGAACCAAATGAAACCCCTGCCCGTGAATTTGAGGCATGGGAAGACATACCCGAATTGAACACGCAACTCATGCGTGGTATATATGGCTATGGTTTTGAAAAGCCGAGCCCCATTCAGCAGAAATCGATTCTCTCTATCACTGATGGTCGAGACGTGATTGCCCAAGCACAGTCGGGCAGTGGCAAGACCGGCGCATTTGCCGTTGGTGTATTGAATCGAATTCGAATTGACGTGATGCAGCCGCAGGCGCTCATCATGGCACCCACTCATGAACTGGCACATCAAATTCATGGCGTGGTTCGGGATTTGAGCACACAAATGACTGGACTCAACTTGCAGCTTCTTATTGGCGGAACATCAACCGAGGAAGACTTGGCTGCCTTGAAGGCCAACGGCCCGCAGGTGCTCATTGGCTGTCCTGGCCGTGTTCATGACATTCTGCGCCGTCAGCCCGCGATTGGGCGCGGAATGCAGATGCTTGTGTTGGACGAAGCAGATGAAATGTTGTCGGCGGGTTTCAATGAGCAAATTTACAACATTTTCCAACAGCTGAACACGAATGTGCAGGTGTGTTTGTTTAGTGCAACCATGCCCCCCGAGTTGCACACGCTTTCCAACAAGTTCATGCGCAATCCGGTGCGCATCCTCGTGAAGAGCGAGATGTTGACACTGAGAGGCATCAGCCAGTATCATGTGGCGTTGGAGACAGACCAAGACAAGTATGCCACGTTGAAAGATTTGTTTACGCGCATTTCGGTTTCACAGTGCATCATTTACTGCAATAGCATTCGTCGTGTGAGTGATTTGGCGGAGGCAATGATTAACGACGGATTTCCAGTGTGTTCCATTCACAGTGGCATGGACAAGAGCATGCGTGAAAAGATGTATCGAGAATTTCGAAGTGGTGCGCATCGCGTGCTGATTTCGTCAAATGTGACGGCACGCGGCATTGACATTCAGCAGGTGAGCACAGTCATCAACTTTGACATGCCGCGTGATGTGCACACGTATTTGCACCGCATCGGTCGTTCTGGTCGTTGGGGTCGCAAAGGCAGTGGCGTGAATTTTGTGACGCGCCGCGATTTCCGCAAGTTGAAAGAGATTGAGTCATATTACGGAACATTCATTCCTGAGCTGCCCGCCGATTTTGGATTGGCTTAAACTTTGAAATGCAATAAGTTTAGTGTTATTTAATTAAATGTTTTCATTTAATTAAAACTAAAATATTAACATGATATTTCTAACTTATTTGCCGTTGGCAACTGCATTGGTTGGCATGTTTTCAATTACTTATGTCAAATGCCATGATTTTGACTGCATGGATGTCATGCATGACATATGGGATTGCGATGTGTGCAGATGCTATGAGAATGGCGGGTTTGGGTGTCTTTGCTGCACTGTGTGCGAAAATTCAGACCAATCAGAACAGTTGCATGACGATTCATCAGATGCATTCCGTTCTCATTACTATTCCTATTCCAAAAAGTCATGAAACAGCTTATCAACATACATGGGTGTCAGTTGTGGGTTGTATAAATAACAATTGCACTTGCCATCAATGTGATAACTGCCATACCGATTTCCTCCACAGTTGCAGTATCCTGGTGCGGGTTCCATCGGATTGGGCGTGAATATGCACCAATCTCTCGGATATCCTTGTTCCACACATGCTGACCAATTTTCATATCCTTCCTCCAACGATGTTTGCTGTTTGTAATTATAACGCGCAATGTAAAAAATCAACAGCACGAATAGACCCCATTTCATATAAGTTTGCATTTTTTGTATATTGATATTTTATTTTTCATGTCATTTTTTCATGTTATTAATTTGAATATTCGTTTGAACGCATTTGCCTTTTTGGATTTCTTCTTCTTCGTCTTCGTTTTTGCAGCAGTCTTCTTTGCACTAAGTTTTATACTTTTTGCTGGACTCTTACTAGGACTAGGAGTTTTGTTTGGACTTTTGTTTGGACTTTTCTTGACGCTTTTCGCTACGCTTTTCGCTACGCTTTTTGCATTCGGTGATTTTTTCACCGTGAGTTTGTCATGTTTGACATCATATGTGTGCTCAAAATACTCCATAGGTGAATACTTCAAAAACCATTCTTCATACTCGGGGTCGCTGCGTTTAAGCTGTTGATATTTCTCCGCTTTTTCAGCCTTAATGTCGTCCAGCGTTTCTTGCTTACCGTAGCACTTCAGGCCATACCGTTTCAACAATCCTGCACGTTTCAAGCGATTGCGCTGCTGTATGTCATACAGTTGCTTACACATGCACAATATGCGTTCCACATCGTAATACGGTTTATCTGTGTAAATCATCGCCAAATACAAACTCAACATGGTGTCCGTGCTTGCAATTCTCACCTGCTTTTTTCCCACTTGTATCACATTGTAGCTGTGGCATGCAACCGGTTTGTAAATGAATACAATCGGATATTCATTTTTTCCCTTTCCAACTGAAATCTCGTAATGCTCAGGCACAATCTCACCAATTCCCGAGTGTTTTGTAATAACCACGTCTTTGAAGTCGTTGTCTTCCAGGCGTTCTTTCACTTTGCGAGCACTTGTTTCAGGGTCAACTGAGAGAACATCAAAATAAGGAATTTGCTGAAACAACGCCTTTTCAGAACCAGGCAAATATTTTGCATAATGCGAAATAGCATATCCTCCGAAAAACACCAAGTCTTCGTCTATGCACGCGTTGCGCACTGCACGAAACATGCGCACTTCATCGCTATCATTTGATGTTTTGTCGCCATCAATTTCGTTCGCAGTTGGGCTCTCCAACCGCCTATTGTGTTTCGGTGTTTGAAACGGTTTCATCAGTCTATCCGGCGTGCATCCCTCTGCTTTAAGCGGGTGATGCTTGTTCAGCAAAGCCAAACGTTTGCTCACTTTCTCCCAACGCGACACGTCGCCTTCCGGACGCGACAGCTCCAAATACATCCCCATGCGCAACAGATTCGGCGGGGCATACAGAATTCCGTCCACCTTGATTGCATCCGCTTTAATGTTTTTGAAAAGCGTCGGCTCCAACTGTGTGATGTCCGCAATGCCCACAAAATTCACAAATACTTTGTATGTGCCATGGTGCATGCCCGACTTGGCTTCCACTTCTGAATACCCATTCTCATAGAACTCATCAGCTAAATCCTTGGCATGCTCCAGCGCATTGGGCGAATAAAAGTCATAATCCGGTATTTCCGTCTTTTTGTCGTAAAACTGCGCTTCTTCCGGCAAAATGTTGTTGATTGCCGTGCCACCATAACACACCAACTCATGTTTCTTTATAAAGCGCTCCACAATGGCAATAATATCCTTGATTTTGGGGTCACTCGTTTTTTTAGCGCCAATCTTGGCCTCTATTTTTTCAACCGCTTCTTTTACCAGCTCTTGCTCCAACTCATCTAATGTTTTGAAGGAACTTTTGTCCTTCATGATTCAATTGTATCTTATGTGTCTTACTATACTCTACTATATACTCTTCCTAATATAAATAAATAAATTTAATATGCCAACAAATTGATACATATTGAATGCATCAATGCATATTGGGCATAACAAATGTGTTTGTTATTAGCGAAACTATGGCAGTAGATGCCAGTAAAAAGAACGCCGCGCTAAATACAACTGTGCGGTCAAATGCAGTCATTTCATAATCAGCCCATGGATTGAATCGCACCAACAAAAATGCGATGATGAAATACTTTAACACTGCATTTAGCGTTTCTAAGTAAGCGGGAGCAACTGATGCAATTCCGAGCAGTGCAATTGCATATAGTGCATACCAAGCATACAAAAGTGCATAGTAAAATTTTTTTACCCAATCTTGTTTCATCGGTGTCGCGTTTAAACATTCGTAATATTATTTATTTGTATTGTAATAGGTGCCAATATTTAAACAATGAATTTAGAACTCTCGAAATTTGACATGCGCTCCATCAGCTTTAGGCCCGATGAAAACAAGGGCCCCGTTATTGTCCTCATCGGTCGCCGTGACACCGGTAAAAGTTTCCTCGTGCAGGACCTCATGTTCCATCACCAAGACATCCCCATCGGCACCGTCATCTCCGGAACTGAGGCCGGAAACGGCTTCTTCGCCGCTCATGTCCCCAAACTCTTCATCCATGACGCTTACAACACCGCAATCATCGAAAACATCCTCAAGCGCCAAAAAGCCGTTCTCAAACAAATGAAAAAGGAAATCGAAACTTATAAACGCTCCACCATTGACCCGCGCACATTTGTCGTCCTCGATGACTGTCTCTATGACAACAAATGGACCAAGGATGTTATGATGCGCCTCCTCTTCATGAACGGGCGTCATTGGAAGATCATGTTAGTCATCACAATGCAATATCCGCTCGGTATTCCGCCCAATTTGCGCACGAACATTGATTACGTGTTTATCCTGCGCGAACCCTACATCGCCAATCGAAAGCGCATCTGGGAGAATTACGCGGGCATGTTCCCCACATTTGAGAGCTTTTGTCAGGTCATGGACCAGTGCACCGAGAATTTTGAGTGCTTGGTCATCAACAACAATGCGAAGTCCAACAAACTGCACGAACAAATCTTCTGGTATAAGGCGCAACAGCACGGTCCGTTCAAATTAGGCTCTAAGGAATTCTGGGAAATCTCCAAGGACTTGCACTCGGATGATGAAGAGGAGTCATATGACCCCAAAAACTCCGGCAAAAAAGGACCCAAAATCAATGTAAAAAAGAGCAAATGGTGAAATCTTGCTTTTGCGCAAAGCAAGTTTGCAATCTTGCTCCTCTAATCGGCGTAGCAAGATTCGCACTTTGAAAAAACGCTTTCCAATCTTGCTCCCGCAGTTGCGGGAACAAGATTTGCATATTGAAAAAAGCGCTTCACATTTGGGTGGAGCGCTTTCCAATCTTGCTTCACATTTGGGTGAAGCGACATTTATTAAACCGATTATATAAAAACCGTTTCAAAAATTCACAAACACTTGTGCCAACCATGCAATCATGTTTGCATGTGTCATGCGTGTTATGAATCGTTAGTGTCCAAAGAGTGTCCCATGTGCAAAACAAAAATAGCAGCAACACGAAAAATCTATTTTGCAAGTCCATGAATTTAATTTAATTCAATTCAATGCGAAAAAATTGTTTACATTTTTTCGTATAATTTTTACATGCTGGAACTACCCAGGAGCCGATGGATTCGACTTATCATGTTCCATTTCGATTTGCTCACACAACTCGTCCAACTCGACTTGTTCGTCTTCTAACAACCATTGACGTGCTCGCCAGCAATATTTTCTTTCCTCATCACCTTCTTCATATTTGGCAGAGACCAATCTTTTTGAAAAATTCAAATCACGTTTTAATCTATTTGAAATAATCTCATAATATTCGGCATCACAATAGGGTGTGGTCAATTTTGCAAACATTATTTCTTCATCATCAAAATACTCGGGGTAATATTCTCTAAATCCACTCCGGAAAAACCAAGGCGTATTTGTGTGTTTATCTTTCAGTTTCATAAAGTCTGTTTTAAATTTTGCATCTTTGAACATGTGACCCAAATCATCATGTGATAATAGACGAGCAGTTCCCATAAAATGAACATCGTTTTTCAACAATATTCTTTTGATGTTTTCCATTTCACTGGGCATTTCTCTTAGGTTGAATAAAGCATTGAATAGGTAAGTGTTAACTCCCAATTTATGTTCATTCTTTTGTCTATATTTCGCAAAAACTAGGTAATCACTCACCCCTGGAAATAATGATTCAGTTATTACGTTTCTAAACCATCTTTTTAAACCGTCATCTTCAAATAGTCTCTCAATTTCTTGCGCCGACACCTTTTCGTCGTGTGGGTTCATGAATTGCATTGTGTTCGGATGAAACTGAGTTTTATCCATGGGATTTGTTTTGCTTTGTATTATATACAAATTACCGTGATTGTTGTAATGGCAAAACATGTTGTGTTTTTCTGCAGCAGTGCACCATTGCGTGTTTCTTCCATAAAACTTTGAACCTGCTTCCGTTGTTGGGCGATAAACCATGTAGTTTGGTGTTTCCAACACCACTTCAACATCATCTTCGCCTTCTTCTCTTAGTTTCTTCTGAACAGTTGATGTTTTTGAACGTTTCAATTTCTTTTCTTCTATTTGTTGAAATGCACCTTGTTTGTCATGAATGAAATATCCCAATGCAGTCAGTGATGGAAAATCTTTCAGCGACAATTCTTTCCCATCATTCTCTCCGTTTTGTTTCAACACATTGAACTTGGTTGCATTATCAATCACTAATCCAATGTTTTCCATGCTGTTCGGCACACCCATGCTCCCAGTCAAATACAGCTGCATCACAAAATCAATCAAGTTCTTGTTGTCTGTCATGCCAATGATTTCATCAAGCATTGATTTGAATTCGGTTTTAATCTGCTTATCATCATAACTTTGAACGTCTTCCAATGGAGGAAACACAACACCTGGTCTGCTTCTCAAAAATGCATCATCCACTATGTTTTTTGGATACTGTTTTTTGATGTTTCTATAAAAATGTGTCTTCGCAGTTTTAACTCCTCCGCCGTGGCGTTTTCTCGTGTATCTGGCACCACGCGTCTTTAACTTACACCGACGACTTTTTTTCACCATAATTCGTGTATATTATTAACTGATAATATATTATTCGGCGCATTATTTGTCGAATTTCTCTCTAAAATTAATCATGACAAACCCAAAACTTCTGCATGAAAGGATGCACGCGTGCCGTTTGCACACGTTTATTGCAGATGTTTTGCCTTTTTGAAATGTGTGAAACGAGAGAAAATGAATAATATTCATTATACAAATTTAAACATTATTCACGATTTAATGCATGTAAATCTTGTATGTCTCAATCAACTTCTGCCCCAAAGTCTATATTTGAAACAGCATGCAACAATGGTTTGCGAGGTGCTGGTGCAATGGTCATACAAGTGTCCTCCCTGATGTGGATGCGAACAACGATGAATTATCAATACAAAAATGGGGGTGGCATGATGGAAACCATTAAAAAGCTGTATGCAGAGGGTGGGGTTCCTCGATTTTATCGCGGAATTGCGCCGGCACTCATGATTGGACCATTGACGCGGTTCATTGACACTGCATCGAACGAAGGTGCCATGCGTTTTTTCGAGGGAGAACAGGTGCCAATTGCGGTGCAAACTGGGTGCGCATCGGTGGCCGCAGGTGTGCTCCGAATGAGCATAGTTCCCATTGACACATGGAAAACCAGCAAACAAGTGCACGGCGACAAGGGCATCCAGGTCATCCGAGAGAAAATGTCGAAGCAAGGCGTGTCTGCGTTGTATCAAGGAACGCTTGCATCGGGGGCTGCAACTATGGCAGGGCATTACCCCTGGTTTCTCACATACAATTACTGCAACCACTACATTCCTCAAATTAAATACAGCGAGCACCCCGCGCAAGCCCTGGTTCGAAATGCCGGAATCGGGTTTTGCGCGTCATTGGTGAGCGACACTGTGAGCAACGGAATTCGTGTGGTGAAAACATACAAGCAAACATCTGCTGTGTCGATAACATATGCGGATACGGTGAGAGACGTTTTGAAACACGACGGGATTACAGGACTACTGTTTCGCGGTTTAAAAACAAAAATTCTCACAAATGGTATCCAAGGAGTTGTGTTCAGCGTGTTTTACAAACTGTTTCTTGAAGTCATGCCATCCAAGTGAACCATAATTGTCATGATTCAAACCTGAATGCACTTAGCGGCCTTGGCCAGGATGACTTTGCCTGGGGTTTCGGTGCGCCGCACCCATTTCATCAATAAGTAATTGACACCCACGTTTTGCAGGTTGCGAATGCCTGGTGCTGCACGTTCTTTGACTAGTGTGGCCGCGCGTCGAATCGCATCGGCATCGTAGGTGCCTGCTTTCGCCGTGTTCACAACCACTGCATGCGCGCTGGGAAAATCCTTCAAATGGAACCACATGGCATGCTGAGGGGCCTTTTTAATGAGCGCGTCATTTTCGGCCTGGTTCGCGCCGACTTGAATGGCGTAATTTCCGTTGAAAATCTCAGAATACATTGTCTAGTTGTATGTCCTTTATATTGTCTCGATTATCTCTCTTTTGAAACGATTTTAAATCAATTTTCTTTGCATTGATTTAAAAATTGAAACATTTGCACATAATTTATGACTCCATCAGACAATCAACATCAACGACATGAATTTCCTGCGAAGAATGCTCAGCCCAGTCACACCATCTACCAAATTGGGAAGGTGGAATTTGCATTACGATCCCAAAATCGTGAACTCAAAAGTGGACCAGGCAAACGAAGACCATTGTGGATGCTGTCATGTTCCGACACAAGAAAAACAAGCCATGCAGCAAATGCAAAAACGAAAGTGGCAAGAAAGGCAACAATGCAACTACATGCAGAAGAAGTTGAGTGAATCAGATGAATATTATATACCATATTTCATGTGAACCATGAACCATATGAACTCAATTCCCACAGTCTTCATATATATTATTTTTTAGTTGTAAAGCACTTGCAGTTCCAGCGTAATCGAGTAGTCGTTGCCATTTGTGGGAACAATGTGGCCTAACTTATCCAGCAGTCGAATGGTAAGTTTTTCTATGCGCACGGGTCCCAGATACTCGCGCGTTTTGAAGGTTGTGTCTCCACCAGTGTCATTGATGATTGTTAGTTCATCATTTCCAATGGGAATTCTCCCTAACAGATTCACTCCCAAATAAGAGTCGCCGGTTTGTGCAAGAATGCTGTTTGTGATGAAATTTCGATTGTAATCATCCACGTCCACGTAGATGTAGTTCCAGAGTGAGTTGCTTCCATACGCGGCATTGGCCCGAACAGCGGCATAATATGTGGTCGGCGGAACGGAGTTAATCGAGTCCACAAATGTGTTTGCCCACGTGACATCATAAATGGGTTGCTTGTATCCCATCATCCATCCCGCCGTTTTGCTAATCGATTTGATGTTTGCATTGTAATACTCTTTCAAATGTTGCTGCTTCAAGCGCTCAAACTCGCAGTCATCCACGCAGTCGGCATAGTATTTGTCGTATTTGCTGATATTGTCAAATATGATTGTGTAGCTCAAATTCGGACTGTTTGTCTGATTCACTATCAAGTAAGTCTGTGAAATGATCAACTGTCCAGTATACGTGTCAAACGTCATCTGGAAAAATTCCATTCCATTTTGCGTGTTTTGAAACAAGTTGTTCATAATTTGGACAAACTGGGCGCTTGTGTAATTCCCATCTGGAATGACAATTTCATTAACATAAACCTGTGTGGAAGTGTATGGTGCCACGCCGATTCCCGTAATTGCCACGACAAACCGGTTGGTTTTAGTGGCTTCCGAAAAGGCATACCACATGTATGGGATTTGCAATGATGCAATTTTCATGGACACGACATTTTCGACGGGATAAGGAAGAACCCAAGAGGCGTTTGTTGCGCTGGTCATGTCGTATTTTGTGCGAAAGAGCGTATCCATAGAAAGCAGCCTCTTAATAACGCGGCGTTCGATTGGGTTCAGCACGCCAGTTGGATACTTATAATTGTATGCATTGACAACGGGAGGAATGTTTCGTTTGGCATACGCTCCGCCATCATTAACCTCCGATTCCCGGTGATAAGTGTTGTAGTTGGATGGATGCGTGGAGTAGTTGATGCTGAGTGTGTCCGGATGCTGTGGTGGTTGAAGGGGACGATACATGGTTGCTGCATTTAAAATTTCGGTTGCGTTATGTGGCCTTGTTCGTTCGCCTATTTTTCGTGTGATTATCTCTCGACATCGTGTAAAGAATTGCGTATAATCCTGAGATTCTGCAACTTGCAGGAGCGCATCCGTTGTTCTGGATTCCGCTTCGGCCATGGTGCATTCATGCGGGTCCAAACTAAACAACGCAAATATTTCAGCATGTGTGTAATTATTTATATCCAAATCCAGTTGTTGCGACATCCTGTTATCAATACATACTATTGAACGATATTTATATTGCATGGAAATTACACATTCCATGCCATATGTTAATAATGATAATTCAAAGTCTTAGAAGCAAATGGGCCTTAGTCCACCTCTTCGAACTCAGATGTCATCGATGCAGTAGCCGAAGCGGTGGGTGGATGCGTCAACGACGAAAGACCGCGGTCCGACTTGTCCGGATTAAGAACCACGTTCTCTGCATTGAACAACTGGTTGCGAATGTCGACCGCATTAAGCTCGGACCCATCGGAAGGCTCGGGGTCAACTGCAAAGTCGGTTCCAGTGGTTTGAGACACACCCACCAACTCGCCCTCCTCATTCAGCGTCTGCGTCAACTTGTTGCCGCTCTTTTCTGCCAACTTCTTGTTCTCTTCGATTGCCTTCTGCTTGGCCTCCTTCACGCGCTTGTCAAACTCGTTCTTGGCATGCTCCTCGTTCTTCTTCTTCTCGTTCATGAGCTGGTTCAGCGTGTCTTCCATGTATTCCACGCGACCCGTCTTGTAAGCCTCCGGATGGAATGGAACCCAGAGTCCCACCGGCCCCACAAACACGTCGTGATTCGGGTCCACATCGCGCAACATCTTGCAACGCAGCTCGGCTTCCTTCTGTGATGGGAAAACACCGCGCACCTTAATTCCGCGCACTGACGTCTGAAACTCGTTCTGGGCGCCAAACTCCTCGTCGAGCTTCTCTTCGTTCTGGTCCAAGAAGGTCTTGTAGTCATCCACAATGTCGGTCTTTGCAATCAGCTCCTTCTCGGAATCCTTGAACTGCTGGAAGTCCTCCGTGAGTTTGTCAAACTTGACGCCATACTTGTAAGAAACGAAATTAAGGAACTGCAGAAACTTCTCCATCGACTTGTGAATATCCCAGTGCTCTACGAACTTTTGGAACAAGAAGTGGTCGCGTTGCTTGATAATGTGTTCGGGAGAAATGAATGAGAGACATGCAAACTTTTGTCCAGCAATGGGCTTGTCCTCGTCCAGTAAATCAATGTATTTAGGATTAACAGTTCCGTCGGGCAACTTCTGAAGGGTGACGCCTTTGGGCGGTTGTGATTGGTCGGTCATTGTTTATTTATGCGATGTGTTTAATATTTCGGGTTTGATTTTAAGCCCATTTTTGAACAAATGTATTAAATTTAAAAATAACATTGTCAATATTAAAAATGCATGGAATGTATTATTTTTTTCTTATTCAATTATATAATCAAGTATAATCAAATGGTCGGCGGTGTTCTGGATTTAGGCGAGTTGGTCAAACGCGCCATTAAGTATTTGGTGGAAGGTGCGCTGGTTGCCCTTGCCGCTTATTCTATCCCCCAGCGTAAGCTCAACCTCGATGAGATTGGTCTCATTGCCCTTGTTGCTGCTGCCACCTTTAGCATTCTGGACACCTACGTGCCCACT